GTCGGACCGGTGTCGCCTGTTGCGCCGGTTGGACCCGTGCCACCCTGAGGACCAGTCGGACCGGTGACAGTGCTTGCTGCACCTGTCGCCCCGGTCGGTCCGGTCGGTCCGGTTGGTTGAAGCTGGTAGTACGTTGTGCCGTCGTTTGTGTACTCCCAGTAATTCTGCGTTTCATTCCAGCGGATCGCAACGTTGGGGTCGGTGCCGCGCTCGACCTCGATGCCTGCGTCAAGAGCGGCGGCGCCTGTTGCGCCGTAGTTAAGAGTGACGAAGTTGTCCTCGACATAGAGGTTTTCGGTGTTGAGCGTCGTCGATGTTCCGCTTACGGTGAGGTTACCGGAGACGATGACGTCGTTGAACGTGACGTTATCAGTTGTACCGACGGCCTGTCCGATGGAGATCGTGGGCGTCGCGCCCTCGCCTGTCGGACCGGTGATCGACACGCCTGTTCCAGCAGAGACCGAGGCGACGTAGTTGCCAACCGTGTCAGCGCCGAGGTCGATGTCGTCGTTGACCCAGGCGGTGCCGTTCCAGCGCAGGTACTCACCGTCAACCGGCCCAGAAGGGCCTGTGACGTTGACGTCCGCGAGGTCCGCGAGGTTTGCGTTTGCGACCGGTGTGAACGAGTCATTGACCCACTGTGTGCCGTTGTAGCGGAGGATCTCGCCGTTGGCGGGACCTGTGACCGTGACGTCACCCAGGTCACCGAGCGACGCCGTGCCGAGTGCGGTGCTGTGGTCATGGACGTCGTGTCGGCCAGTCGTGAGATACTGCGTGTGATCATCATCAGCAAGTCCAGAAAGCAGACCGTGGTCTGATACTGGGTTTGCGGTGTATCCGGCGCCAACCGCGCCGATCTGGCGGAGGTCCCAGACTCCACGAAGTCGCGTGTGCGGCGTGCTCGCGTACGAGTTGTTTGTCTGGTAGATGACCTTGTACAGCGGGCGGAACTCTACAGACGGAAAGTTTGTAAGGTTAAGGTCGTCCCACGACGCCGCTTCGGCAGCGCCGATCGTGTTGTAGTTTTCTTGGCCAAGAATACCGATGATTGGATTACCGATGTTGTTTGTCGCAACGATCCAGGTGATACCGAAGTCATTTGACGTGATGTCGGCTGTTGACCACGTCCCGGCGGTGTTTAAGTTGTAGCGGGCACGAAGCGCGCCCTGCTTCATCGGAAATTCTGTCGCCGTGTCTGCTATCCACGCTCCGGTCGAACCTGAGTGGTAAAACATCGGAATCTTAGCGATCGTAAGATCCTGCTCAAATGTATTTGCAGCCGGTGTTGGGTCGTCAACAATGACAATTTCCATGTCTTCGTCAAAGAACGTTCCACCGGTAAGAGTGATCTGCGCGTGAGTATCGAGTGAACCGTCGCCTGTAATTGTGTAGTCGGTTGCACCAAAGCCGGACGCGATGACTGCTCCCCGTGTGCGGTGCAGATACTCGTGCGTTTGCCAGTCAAGAGTGATTCCGTGCCGCTCGTCTGCAACGTAGTAGGCCGCACCAGTTCCAGAATTCCAATAGACATAAGCTGTTGGAGCGTCTTGGTCCCACGTAAAGTACGTTGTCTTCTGCGCGAGGGTTCCGGATGAGTTAAAGTAGATGTAGTACAGACCGGTGTTGTTAGGCACCTGGACTGACTGCGACGTCGTCTTTACAAATCGCTTACCCTGCACCCACACGGTGAACGACGCGCCGGTTGGTGTGATTGTAAACGTGCGCGATGCGTTGTTAAACGAGATAGTGCTCTCGGTGATGTCCTCATGGCCCATCGGCTCGTTTGACGGCATGACCTCGTTTTTCCAGTCGGTGCCGTCGTAGACAAGAAGCTGGCCGTTGGCAGGGCCCGTGATACTGACGTCCTCGAGGTCGTTGATGTAGTCTCTATCAAGGTCCCAGGTTGAGCCGGTCCAGATCCAACGTCGGTTGCCGACCGTGTGCGTGTCGTTGACAGACGGGCTATTTGGAAAATTAATTGCCACGGTAAGACCTGCCTACATTGCGCGCTTGGACTTTATAGATACTACAACGCCTGTGCATATCAGACCTGCACCCACGAGTTGTCGAAGTAGATGTATGTCTTGCCGGTGTCAGACTCAAACCAGAGCTGACCTTCAGTCGGCGAGCTCGGCGCGGAGTCAGACACCGTTGTTGATCCGGCAGGGCCAGTCGGACCAGTCGGACCAATTGCACCGGTCGGTCCTGTGACATTAGACGCTGCGCCGGTTGCGCCAGTCGGACCCGTTGGGCCTGTGTCGCCGGTGTCACCTTCGAGACCTGTAAGACCTTGCGGACCAGTTGGTCCAATGTCGCCTTGCGCGCCTGTCGGACCGGTGTCACCCTGTGGGCCAGTTGGTCCAGTCTCGCCCTGCGGACCAGTCGGTCCTGTGTCACCCTGCGGGCCTGTTGGGCCGGTGTCACCCTGCTGACCAGTCGGACCGGTGTCACCCTGCGGACCAGTGTCGCCCTGCGGACCAGTGTCGCCTTGCGGGCCTGTCGGACCAGTCGGGCCGGTGTCGCCTTGGCCACCTTGCTCTCCGCTTGCGCCTGTCGGACCTGTCGGTCCTTGCGGACCTGTGACGCCTTGAGGACCGGTTGGACCAGTGTCACCCTGCGGGCCTGTAGGTCCAGTTTCACCCTGCACACCCTGCGGCCCGGTGGGGCCTGTCGGACCGGTGACTGTAGACGCGGCACCAGTCGGGCCGGTTGGACCTGTCGGTCCTTGTGCGCCGACGTCGCCCGTGCGAGCAAATGTGATGACGACGTCCTCGCCGCTGCTAAAGCCAGTTGCACCGCTGATGTGTGTGCACGCGACGTCGAAGTATCCTGCCTGCTCAACGAGCGTGCTGATTGTAAAGATCGAAAAGTCGTCTGGGTTTGTCTTGTTGTAGATCTTGAAGTGACCCTTGATCGGCGACGTGCTGTCGTCGATAGTGCGCAAGAACGGCTGGATGTCGATCATGCCGTCTGCCTCGTCGTCGATGTGCATCGATGAAGCAAGAGTCAGATCTGTGTTGTTAAAGAGTAATCCACCGGTTCCAGGATCGCCTGTTGTAGCTGAGTTAAATGTATAGTCAAATGAGGCTCCGCCAAATCCACCTTGTGGACCAGTTGCACCTGTGACTCCTTGGACACCTTGCGGGCCGGTGTCACCCTGCACGCCCTGCGGGCCTGTCGGTCCTGTGTCACCTTGCGGGCCAGTAGGTCCAGTCTCGCCTTGGATTCCCTGCGGACCAGTCGGTCCTGTGTCGCCTTGAGGGCCAGTGTCACCCTGCGGTCCTGTTGGGCCAGTGTCTCCCTGGATACCCTGCGGGCCTGTCGGTCCTGTGTCACCTTGCGGGCCAGTAGGTCCAGTCTCGCCTTGGATTCCCTGCGGACCAGTCGGTCCTGTGTCACCCTGCGGGCCTGTTGGGCCGGTGTCACCCTGCGGCCCTGTATCGCCGACTGAACCCTGCGGGCCGGTTGGACCTGTCGGTCCTTGAATTCCTTGGTCACCTTGGACACCTTGAATACCTTGGATACCCTGCACGCCCTGCGGGCCTGTTGTTCCTTGTGGTCCAGTCTCGCCCTGCGGACCAGTCGGTCCTGTGTCACCCTGCGGGCCTGTTGGGCCGGTGTCACCCTGCTGACCAGTCGGACCGGTGTCACCCTGCGGACCAGTCGGTCCTGTGTCACCTTGTGGACCAGTAGGCCCAGTGTCACCCTGTGGGCCTGTAGGTCCAGTCTCGCCTTGGATTCCCTGCGGACCAGTCGGTCCTGTGTCACCCTGGACACCCTGAACGCCCTGAATACCCTGCACGCCTTGCGGGCCAGTGTCGCCCTGCGGACCAGTGTCTCCCGTCGCGCCTGTGGGTCCTGTTGGACCTGTCTCACCCTGAACGCCCTGCGGTCCCGTCGGACCGGTGTCACCCTGTGGGCCAGTAGGTCCAGTCTCGCCTTGGATACCCTGCGGGCCTGTCGGACCTGTATCTCCTTGGATACCCTGCGCGCCGGTTGGACCGGTTAGGCCCGTCGCGCCTGTGGGTCCTGTTGGACCTGTCTCACCCTGAACGCCCTGCGGTCCCGTCGGGCCTGTATCTCCCTGGATACCTTGCGCACCTGTAGGTCCTGTCGGACCGGTGTCTCCCGTCGCGCCTGTGGGTCCTGTTGGACCTTGCGGACCAGTAGGTCCTTGGATCGAACCGACGTTGTCCCACTCGCTATTGACGTCATCCCAGACGTACAAGTCACCGCCAATGAGGTAGCCGTCGCCAGGATTTCCAGATCCTGGCAACTCTGTTTCGTCGTTGAGGCTACCGAGGATTGTGACACCCGTCCCTTGCGGTCCTGTGGCGCCGGTCGCGCCTGTAGGCCCTGTTGCACCTTGGATACCCTGCGGTCCTGTCGGGCCAGTGGGACCAGTGTCGCCTGTCGCGCCTGTTGGGCCAGTCGGGCCGGTAACACCTTGGACGCCCTGCGCACCTGTGGGACCTGTATCCCCTTGGATACCTTGCGCACCAGTGGGTCCAGTCGGTCCTGTGTCACCCTGCACGCCCTGTGGGCCTGTCGGACCGGTGTCACCCTGCGGACCAGTGTCGCCCTGCGGACCAGTGTCGCCTTGCGGGCCTGTAGGACCGGTGTCACCTTGCGGACCAGTCGGTCCGGTAACACCTTGGATACCTTGTATGCCTTGTACTCCTTGGATGCCTTGGACTCCTTGCGGACCTGTCGGTCCTTGTGGTCCTGTGTCGCCAGTTGCACCAGTCGGTCCTGTGTCGCCTGTCGCGCCAGTAGGTCCTGTGACGCCTTGCGGTCCTGTCGGGCCAGTGGGACCAGTGTCGCCTGTCGCGCCTGTCGGACCTAGGTCTCCTTGAGGACCAGTATCGCCGGTCGCGCCAGTGGCGCCTGTAGGCCCTGTGTCGCCTGTGTTGCCCTGCACACCCTGCGGGCCTGTGGGTCCTGTGTCACCTTGAACACCTTGGATACCTTGGATACCCTGCACGCCCTGCGGGCCTGTAGGTCCGATCTCGCCCTGCGGGCCGGTAGGACCTGTGACGCCTTGGATACCTTGGATACCCTGCACGCCCTGTGGGCCTGTCGGTCCGGTAACGCCTTGAACACCTTGGATACCTTGGATACCCTGCACGCCCTGTGGGCCGGTGTCACCTTGTGGGCCGGTGTCGCCTGTTGCGCCTGTCGGACCCGTCGGGCCTGTGACGCCTTGGATACCTTGCGGGCCTGTGGGACCAGTGTCACCCTGCGGACCTGTCGGTCCTGTGTCACCCTGCGGTCCGGTCGGGCCAGTGACGCCCTGCACGCCCTGCGGACCTGTTGGACCGGTAACACCTTGGATGCCTTGCGCACCTGTTGGTCCTGTCGGGCCGGTAACACCTTGGACGCCCTGCGGGCCTGTCGGGCCGGTCGCGCCGACGTTGATAAGAACGAGGATAACATTGAGGTCATCGGCAAACCCGCTGGCGCCTGTGCCGCCAGAGTCGACATAGGCGACGGGAACATCAAGCCACGAGTTGCCGTTGTCTGTTACAGTGCCGTTGCACCTAAAGCGCTGGTAGTTTGCTGAGTTTCCAGCATCTTGGATTGTGATGACGTCGCCTGTCTTGATCAGCCCGAGGAACAGGTCGATGTCGTACCCGTCACCGTCGATGTGGTTGATCTGCAGTTGTGTCGCCGACGTCTGCGTCGCGTTGTTATAGGCGATCTTCGCCGTGCCAGGGTTACCGCTCGTCGTGTCGGTGTCAATCTTGTAGTTATAGAATGCCGATGATTGTCCCTGCGCGCCTGTCGGACCCGTCGGGCCAGTGACACCTTGGATGCCCTGCGGACCTGTGGGACCTGTATCCCCTTGGATACCTTGCGCACCAGTGGGTCCAGTCGGTCCTGTGTCACCCTGCACGCCCTGGATACCTTGCGCTCCAGTCGGACCCGTCGGGCCGGTGACGCCTTGGATACCTTGCGCTCCAGTCGGGCCTGTGATGCCTTGGATACCTTGCGCACCCGTCGCACCTGTCGGCCCTGTGTCACCTTGAACACCTTGGATACCTTGGATACCCTGCACGCCCTGTGGGCCGGTGTCACCTTGTGGTCCTGTTTGTCCTTGTGGACCTGTAGGACCTGTGACACCTTGCGTACCTTGCGGACCAGTAGGACCGGTCGAGCCAGTTAAGCCTGTCGCGCCCGTCGGGCCGGTGACGCCCTGCACGCCTTGGATACCTTGCGCACCAGTGGGTCCAGTCGGTCCTGTGTCACCCTGCACGCCCTGGATACCTTGCGCACCTGTTGGACCTGTTGGACCAGTGACGCCCTGTACACCCTGGATACCTTGCGCGCCTGTTGGACCAGTGACGCCATGCACGCCCTGGATACCTTGCGCTCCAGTCGGACCCGTCGGGCCGGTGACGCCTTGGATACCTTGCGCTCCAGTCGGGCCTGTGATGCCTTGAATACCTTGCGCTCCAGTCGGCCCTGTGTCACCTTGAACACCTTGGATACCTTGGATACCTTGGATACCCTGAACACCTTGAGCGCCTGTCGGACCAGTCGGACCAAGTGCTCCTGTTGAGCCGGTTGCACCTGTCGGTCCTGTCGGCCCGCCTGATGGGCCGATTGGACCAGTCGGGCCTGTCGGGCCTGTTGCGCCGTTAACACCTATTGTTCCAGCAGGGCCAGTAGCGCCGGTCGGACCAGTTGGTCCACCTGCTGGTCCCTGCGGTCCGGTTGCACCTGTCGGTCCTGTCGCACCGGCTGGACCGGTCGCGCCGACCGGGCCGATCGGGCCGCGTGTTGATGTCGTCGCAGACGACGTGACAGTGACTGTGTCAAGCTCGACCTCTGTGCCGTCGCCGTAAGGAAGCAAGATGTTGAACTTGAACGGCGCGACTCCGTTGAGCGTGACGCTTACCTGCCACGCCCACCCCGCCGGAGTAAGCTCAGGGTTGTCTGTGGTCGGAAGCTCGACCTCAAAGCTGCCTGACGCGTCGAGTGTCTCGACGATAGGCGTCGGGACGAGGACAGCGTCATTGTCGTCATACACGACGACGGTCGGAGTAAACGTTACAGTGCCGATCGCGGCGACGCCAGCGGAGGTGGTGTATGTTCCAGTGACGACGCGCGTGACGATGTCCTCAGACCAGCTCATTTATTCTCCGTACAGATAGGCGTTTTTAGGGCGCGAGTCGCTAGAAACCTAGAAGGAGATAGTAACATCTAAGACTGCTGTTGATTGCTAATGCTTGAGGCAAACCCGATCTTTGCCGGCGCATCAGGCAAATCCGTATCCTGCTGTATGTTGAGCTCTTTGCTGGCCGATATTGCGGCAATGTCTGCATGAGCGGCGGCGACTGAAAGCACGGCGGCATCTGTCCAGTGCTCTTCTGCGTCGACAAGTGTTGTCGCTCTGATAGTGCTATAGACTGACAGTAGCGCAGCAACCTGAGACGGAAGCATGGTTGACTCGAGGTCAAGCATCGCGGACCAAACCGCGGCTGTCCTGGTGAGATCTTCGAGCTGGTTGTCTTCAAGGCACTTTTCCACCTTGTCAGAGACAGAAGACAGCACGCCGCTTTTTGACTGCTTCTTTAGGCCTCTTGACTGTGGCACGCGCGTATCTTACACGCGTCGTGCGTCTTCTATTTTAGCTTTTAGTCAAGCCAGACGACGTACTCGGCCGTGACGCGCCCGCGCGACGGGTCGATGAAGTGCACGCGCTGCGACGGCTTGCCGACCGCCGCGATGAACTCGCGAGCGTATTCGTTGTGCGACTCGGGCGAGCCTGTCACGAAGACGCGCCCGCCGTTAGCCATGGTAAGTGCCATCGGCGTGTGCCAGTGACCCATATATACGTCTTGAAAGTCCTCGACCACTCCAGTCGCCCATGCGTTGGCCTTGCGAAGTATTCCGAAAGCAGGAGTGTTTCCACCGAATGATTTTATTTCGTCACCGTGGACCAAGAGCGCCTTGTAGCTTCCAACCGTCACGATTTGATACCAGTCATTGGACATCTGCCATGTGACGTTTTTCACGTCACGCGTCCTGTCTTGCGCGATGCGGTACGCCATCGCGTCGATGTTGTCGTGCGCCGGCAGCTCGCCCTTGCGGCCAAGTCGGCCGTGGTTGCCGAACTCGCACACGACGCTGACCTTGCTGTAGTGCTCAGAAAACGTGCGGACCATCATCTCCATGATGCGCGCGGCCTCAAACAGCTGCTCAAACAGATGCGCCTCGACCTCCCAGGCCTGCCCTGGAAAGATCGTGATTCCTTCGACCATGTCGCCGCCGAACATCAGCACCATCTCGTCCACGGGGTGGTCGGCGCGCTGGATGTTTGTGAGGTGTATTGTTTTTTCGGTAAACTGCGACATGCGGTCGCCGCATGTTTTTATGCCGTAAGACACTGTTTTCTTACCGAGCTGCCAGTCAGTTGCGTGCGCAAGCACGACCTCGGCGGTTTCTTTTGTAGCTTTCTTTTGCCGCTGCGGAGACGCAGACTTTACGGTAAGAGACTTTCCCCTACCGGCAGCGAGCGCGGCATCGCGTGCAGCGACATACACCGCCTCGACAATCTCTTCGTTCTTGCGCTTTGCCTTGTATTCCGCGGCCTGCGCGAGCTTGAGCGCCCTGCGCAGCTCGTCTATCTCGTCTTGAGCCTTGATCTCGTCATTGAACTTCATGGAGGTCCGTCCTTAGGTGGCCGCGGCGGTACCGTGAAACTATCTCGGGTGTGATCTTGTGGCCGTGGCGCGCCATGACCTTGCATATCTTTGACGCCGAGATCGAGTGGTCGTCGAGCGCGGCGATGAAGTCTTTTCGCTGGTCTTTTGGCAGCTTTTCAAGGATGTCGGCAAGTCTTGACTTTTTGCCGTGACGAACCTTTTCTGTCTTGATCTGGTTAAGAAGCTCGCCCACTATGTTGGACCTCTCCGTGTTGTGGCTACTATACTAATCTCCGTATCATACAATATCACATTGCAATGCCATGAGTGATATCTTTTGTATGTTCTTAAAAAGTTTCTTAGATGTCCGCATGTTTGGCAGCAACCTGTGTTATAGTTGCCTCCCGCACTTCGGCGGATGAAAAACTCTCTCAACGAAAGAAAACATGCAAATGACGGATTGGGAATCAGCCTCTGGTCGCTTAGGCAACGCCGCGCTTTGGTACGCCCGGCAGGGTTGGCACATTTTGCCGTGCTACGGCATCATCAACGGCCGGTGCACATGCGGCAGCTCGCACCCTGAGCCAAAAGACGTCGGCAAGCATCCGCGAGTCAAGGAGTGGAATGCGCAGGCGACTCCAGACGAAAATACCGTCCAGCAGTGGTGGCCCGAGTCTGGAGAGCTCTCTGAAAACAACATCGCCGTGTACTGTCGCCCAAGCGGGTTCTTTGTCATCGACATTGACCCGCGGTCGGGTGGGCCTGACTCTTTCGAGAAGTTTGAGTCACTTGTTGACGGAGCTCTTCCGCCGACGGTCGAGGCGATAACCGGGCAGTACTCTATCGGCGGTAGATCTATACGAGGTCGTCACCTCTTCTACCGGTGTGACCCGTCAGAAGTTCTACTAGGCAACCTCAAGAAGTCTGGGCTCAACGGGATCGACATCAAGCACAACGGATATGTACTTATCGCGCCGTCGCGCCACTTCTCTGGCGTCTGCTACAACTGGGCCCTGGGCAAGGCTCCGTGGGAGACCGAGATGGCACAGGCTCCAGAAGAGCTACTTAACGCTCTTCGCAAGCGCAACCGCAGGTCTGGCACTGATGTCGGTCAAGGAGACTGGACGTTTCTTAATGAGCTTGACTTTGCTGGTGAGCGCATCGACATCGACCGACTGCTTGAAGAAGGCATCGACGAGGGATCGCGAGCTGTCGACATCTACTCGATGACGTGCGCGCTGGCAAACAAGTTTCCGGTCAACACCGAGGCGGGCAGGCTTGCTGTCGAGACGATGATGATTCGGTTTAACGCCGAGAAGGTTCGTCCGCCACTGCCGCTTGAAGGTCCAGGCGGGCTGCTCATGCACGTCCGTCGAGCGATCCAATTTGTCGTCGATAACCCACGGACCGAAAAGATCTGGCCCGGGCTTCAAGAGTGGGCAAAGCGGTCTCAGGAAGAGTCGCACGCGCTCCTCGCGCAGTCGAAGAAAACTGCTGATAGCATCAAGTCAACTCAGCCGGCGTCATCCACGCTTCCAGGAACAATCGGCGGAATCATCGCGGCTGCGGTCGAGGACGGAGACTCGCTTGCGTCCGCGAGCAGCCTCTCGAACATCGATGTTCCGCTCGACCCCGACGCGCTTAGCGAGGGTGACGGCGGAGAGCCCGGCAAGCGCACGCTTACAGACACCGGCAACGGCCGGCGGCTTGTTGACTCTTTCGGCGCGGCCGTCCGCTACACCCCTGGCCTTGGCTGGTTTCACTGGAACGGAAGCTACTGGAAGCCAGACGTTGAAAACCTCGAGATGCAGGAGCTCGCCAAGAAGATCGCGCCGATCATCGCGAGCGAGGTGACGCACTACTATGACGACGCTGACAAGCAGTCTGAGGTGATCAAGTGGGCGCAGCAGGCGAAGTCAAATGCGCGCATCGAAGGTGCGATCCAGAGTGCGACATCAGACCCGCGTGTCATCGTCGGCGTTGAAAACTGGGACTCAGACGAACACCTCATCGGCGTCGCAAACGGCGTCGTCGACCTCCGCACCGGCGAGCTGCTAAAAGGCCGACCTGACCTGTACATCACACGGCGTGCGCCTGTCGGCTACAACCCCGGAATCCGCAACGTCCGCTGGGAGCAGTTTATTGACTTTGTCACGGGTGGCGACAAGGAGCTGCAAGAGTGGCTTCAACGCGCGGCTGGATATTCGCTGACAGGACTTCGGACATACGACATCATGTTTCTTGTCTACGGCCCGCCGGGCTCTGGCAAGAACACGCTGGTCGAGGCGCTGGTCAAGGCGATGGGCACGCAGCAGTATGCGTGGCCGCTTGACTCCAGCATCCTCGCGCAGGGAGACGGAATGTCGCACGGTTCGGACCTGTACCACTGGGCCGAGCTTCGTGGCCGGCGTATGGTCTGGGTCGATGAGCTTCCAGAGTCAGAGCGCATCAAGGAAAACGCGATCAAGAAGCTGACAGGCTCGTCTGAGATCTCGGCGCGCTCGCCAGGCGAAAAGCCGTTTACGTTTCAGTCGCGCGCCAAGCTGTGGGTAACGACAAACCACAGGCCGATCATCACCGATGACGCGATGTGGCGCCGCATCCGGCCCGTTCCGCTGCTGAACGTTCCTGAGAATCCAGACCCTGACCTCAAGCACTACATCTTTGACCCTGAGGGCGCGCTGCCGGCTGTCTTGTCGTGGGCCGTCGAGGGAGCGATCAAGCTGCTCGGCTCGAGCGCTCGAGATGCGCTTGGCTGGTGCACGGCCGTAAGCGAGGCGGCGGAGATGTACCGCAAGAACGAAGACCGCATCGGTTTCTTCCTCGCCGAGGAGACGCGCGAGTCGGAGGGAACCGCGACGCCGGTCAAGTCGCTGTACGCGATCTACCGCGTGTGGAGCGAGGAGCGTGGCGAAAAGCCGATGACGCAGATCGCGTTTCAACGCAAGCTGTCGGACCGCGGCGAAAAGATCGAGGGACTTGGGTCACGGGCCCAGATCTCTGGTAGGCAGCTCGTCCCGCGAGCTGTGCCGACAGGAGAGGTAGACTGGGGAATCGCGACAAGATTCGCCAGGTGATTTGGCGCGGAAGCGAAGATCCGCGTCAAACCCGGCCGGGCCGGAGTTGAGCTAATCTGAGAGAGTTGGCTCCTCCGGTCCGGCCAACCCAGACCGTCGAACCTGCTCGACGACGTTCTTGACAGTCATCGCGTACCACTGCTTGCCGCGGCTTGACTCGACCTTCTCGGCGTTAAGCCTCCGTGCGATCTCGTGAAACGACAGGCCGGCGGCGCGCTCGCGGAGGATCCTGTCACGGACCTCGTCGGCAACCTCTGGCTTGGGGCCGAGGTCGATCCCCCAGCGCTTCCCTTGAGCGCGGCGGTCCTTGTGGACGTCACGCTGGCGCTCGGCGATGATGTTGCGCTCCATCTCGGCCAGGGCACTCATGATCGTGACGACGAACCGGCCCTGGTAGGTCGACGTATCGAGGTTGAGGTCGAGGAGGACGATCCGCCAGTCGTTCTTGTTGGCCCGGTCGATGATCGACAGGAAGTCCTGGGTTGAGCGGGCGAGGCGGTCGACCCGGGTGACAAACATGGCCGTGGCCGAGCCGGCGTCCAGCCGGTCAAGCGCGTCGCGAAGCGCCGGTCGACCAGAGATGCTCTTGCCTGATCTGCCTGCCTCTTTGACAAGCTCCATCGACGAGAACCCGGCTAGCTCGGCGGCGCGGCGGAGCTCGCGCTCTTGCGCATCCAGCGAAAGTCCGTCGTGTGCCTGCATCTGTGTCGACACCCTTGTGTACAGCAAGGCGTGCTCTACCCTAGTTGCGACTTTCTTTCCTTTTGCTGGCATAGGCTAGACCTCTATATTGTACAAGTTCCGTGTATAAACCTAACATTTAGATTATACAGCGAAAGCCTTACGCAGCAACGGAAAAACCCTCTTTCCCGCGGCGACTAAGAAAGCACTAAAAGACGCCGAGAGCAGCCTCGAGCGAGTCAAGATCACTTGGGTAGTCAAGGTCTGTCGTGAGGTCGTCAATCTTGACATGCCGGTCATTGCGGAAGCTATCTCCGTACGACGGGCGGATCATGTCCCGGTACAGGCACCAACCTCCACGCGACTGGGCGACCTTGTGCTTAACAAGCAGCTCTAGCCTCGAGTCAAGCAGTGCGTGGGCAGACGGGTCAAACGCGAGGCCGAACACCTCGGGACGTCCGGTGTGAACGCTCGAGTGGCCGGGGCGGAGGAAGAAGACCCAGTCTTTTGTCGACGACATGACTTGAGCGACAGCATTGTCGGTGAAGTACACGTCACCAAACAGGAGGACCGTTCTTTCAGCGGTTGCCCAAAGTTCGCGTGATGAGAGGACCTTGCCGAGGTCGAGCCAGGCTGGGTCGTTGTGTGGGTGGTAGAGCTGCGTGCCGGGAACCGCGTATCGCTCGTCGCGTCCGACGACAACGATGTCATCTGTGTAGCGCGTGAGTTGCCTGCACGTCCGGTGCAACAAGACCTCGCCGCTGACAGCCGTGAGGTGCTTTGGCGTGCCGCGGTAGCCTTGCCAGCGTAAAGATTCTCCGGCCGCGGCGATAATCGCTCGCGTCATGCGCAAATACTACCGTGAACCTAACCTAACCTATGTCAACTAATTGTTAACCACGCTCGCGAGCATTTTTGCTCTACGCTTCTTTTTGTTGCTCCGTAACGGAATGAGGGGTACTTTTGTAATCCAAGCGTAACCATTTTGCGATTCGCGCGTGTAGGATGGATCCAGTTGCAAGACAGCCCCTGAACATATCAACTAAGGAGCGTCCACACACATGAACAAGATGGCTATGCTTTTATGTCTCTTTGGCACGATCACCGGGACAAACGTCGTCATGGCAAGCGAGGTGGGATACGTCCCAGCCCCTGTTGTACAATCTGCAGAAGTTATACGTCAAGAAGCCACGGCGGCTAAGGTTGCCTTAGTAGAGGCGGACGAAAGAGAGGCAGAGAGAAAGGCAAGGAAGGTGGGTGTGCTGAAGGTCGACGGGACCGTGTTTCGGCACGGCGACATCAGCTGGCTGCCTGCGCTGGCCGCCGAGGCGGGTTGGCCTGAAGAGACGTGGCCTAAGCTTGGCCAGATCATCCTGCGCGAGTCCGGCGGTTGCCCGAATCGAAAAGGCGGAGACGCGGTCGACAAAAACTGCAACGTCACTCGGGTGACCGAGTGGAACCACAGGTCGGACACGGGGCTGCTTCAAATCAACGGAGTCAACTATGACACCGGCAGAAATAAGTGGGCGCTGATCTGCCGTGAGATGGCGATCTGCGAGCAAGATCCGCTGCTTGACCCGCTGACTAACCTCAAAGCTGGCAAGTTGCTGTATGACGAATCTGGCTGGGGGCCTTGGGAGCCGTGCACTTGGGACAAGTCCAGGTGCTCAAAGCGTAAGCCTTAGTCGGACTTTTTCTTCCCCGCTGGGCCGTGCAGGTCGTGCGTCCGCAGCGGGTGGCCTACCGGCAGACGGGTGCGCTTCTTGCCGGCCTTGGTGCCGGGTACAACCTCCATCTTTTTCTCGATGTAGTTCCAGCGCTCGCGTTGCTGCGCTGACTTACCGGATCCGCTGCCGCCGCTTTTCTTTTTGCCCATTGTGTAGCTTTCCTGTGAGGTGGTCGTTGAGATGCTGGTCTAGCTTGTGCTCGGTCCTGAGAGCTGTCTCCTCGACTCGGTCAATCGAGATGCCTAATGAGCGGCCGATCGTCTCGATCTTGTCAACGACGTGGCCGTGCTCTACTGAGTTCTGCTCCCACCGCGCGTTGTTGGCGCGGCGACCGTGCTCGAGGTAGCCGACGGCTACTACGGCAACCGCGCCGATCAACGCAACGGCGACCTCGATCATGCCTTCGGCACTCCGAGCAGGTCAAGTACCTTTCCGCCCGCCTTGGTGTCCGCCGCGAGCCCGTTAGCGGCCTTGAACGCCTTGACGGCCTCCCCGGTCGCGTCGTCAAACTGCCCGCTTGCGTCTCCTTGGTAGTGGCCTTTCTCCTTGAGCGCCGCCTGAAGCGCCGCGACTCGCGGGCCGCTGTCTCCGGGGTTGAGGTCGCCACCGTCGTCTTTTGGAGCATCTTGCGCCGGTGCCGGTGCAGGAGCGGCCTTCTTTGCCGCTGGAGCGGCGGCAGGCGCGCCGTTAGCGGCCACCCACTCTTGCACGGCGGCGGGGACGTTGTCGCCTGTGACGTAGCGGAGGTGCCACGGCTCCTGCGGCACGACCTCCCACGAGAAACCGAAGTCCTTGACGTTTGCGACCAGCCACTTGAGGCGCTTTGCCTCGGCGGCCGTGTGCACGTCGACAGCAATGCCGAGGTTGTGGTTGCTTGAGCCAGGGGCGGCCATCGGCGCGTTGCCCTTCTTGAGGTACCACTTCTGGCCCTCGAATGTCCGTGTCGATGCGCCAGCGATCGGCGTCGTCGTGTAGCGCGACAGAAAGCCGCGCTTCTGGCTCTCGTAGTCGCGGTAGGTGTCGCCAGCCGAGACTGGCTTCAGCTCGATGCCGTCAGCCTTCGCCTTGGCGACCATCGCGAGCCAGGCCTGTGCGGCGAGCCAGTGCAGCTTACCGCCGCCTGGGATCGGGCGCAAGAGGCTGTCTGGAAGCTGCCCGGGCTTGACGCCCGTGAGGTCCTTTGGCGCAGTGACCTTTACGATGTAGTCCCACTCGACCTTGCTAGCCATGACTTATTACTCGCTTTCTTCCTGTGTTTGGGGTTGTGAGTTGTCACTTGGTTCTTCTTCCTTGTTGCGGCCGGTCGAGATCATCAGGCCAGCGAGCGTCCCGGTGATGAATGTCGCGATGGACGAGAGCACGCCAAAGAACATCTTGTCGTTCTCGGCCTGTGCGCCGATTGGCTGGGCCACAAAGACAAGTGCGTACAAGACGCCGATCGTTGTGATCGTCAGGACTCCGCCGAGGATGCACCCAACGACAAACTTAAGTCGTGCGTCAAGTTCTTCGGCCGTGTAGCGCTTGTTCATGGCTGCGAGTCCTCCTCTGGATCAAAGCCGATTAGGTCTTTTGAGCACGCTCCGTCGACCTTGCAGAGCGGCGGGTTGCACTCCGGCACCTCCCAGTTTGCCGGATCTTGGCACTCATAGCGGTAGCTTCCCTGGTAGCCGCAGCTCGACAGCGCGAGCGCAAATGCGAGAAGAGCCGCAAGCCTCATTGCGCCGGAGCCTCTTCTTGCGTTGAGGCTGCGTCATCGTGCTTCTGCTTGCCGACCTTATCAAACACCGCGTTGATCTCATCGAGGCTAAGCTTGCCGTCGTTCAAGAACGCACGAGACAGCCCCTCGACGACCGTCGCGACTCCGCCGATGCCCGCCATGAAGATCGCCTGCCAGAGCGGAACTCCAGCGATCGTCCCGGCGCCGATGACGCCGAGGCCCGACGCCGCGAACGTCGCGACGATCCGCAGGATGATGTTTTTGATCTGTGCCATAGAAAGAGGTCCGTCCAGTCTTAAGTACTCGTGGCGTGTGCTTCAAAGATCTTAAATCGACGAGCGAGGCGCGAAAGCCGAGTTTTTCAGCGGCGGCTATTGTCTTCATCTTCCTAGCGGAGGAGGCGGAGGGAGGATAGGATACTAGAGACGCATGCCAGAAGGACACAGTATACGGCACCTAGCCAACGTCTTTGAGGAGACGCTTGTCGGTGAGAAGGTGAAGGTCGCGTCGCCGCAGGGGCGCTTTCAAGCCGAGGCAGACGCGCTGAACGACAAGACACTTGAAAGCGTGACGGCGCACGGCAAGCACCTGTTCTTGCACTTTGGTGACGACAAGAACGTGCACATCCACCTCGGGCTTTACGGCTGGCTCTACTTTGACGGTGACCCGGCGACTGAGTCGACGCGCATGCGGATTGAGGGCAACGGTACGGCGGCAAACCTCATCGCGCCGACAGCGTGCCAGCTCTGGACCGACGAACAGGTTGAAGACAAGAAGCTGTCACTTGGGCCGGACCCGATACACGCTGACTCAGACCCTGATCGTGCGTGGGTGAAGCTCAAAAAAAGCAGCAAGCCTATCGCGGCGCTGGTGATGGACCAGTCGGTCATCGCTGGGATCGGAAACGTCTATAGGGCTGAGATCTTGTTTATGACAAAGACAATGCCGTTCACTCCCGGCAAAGAGACGACTGAGGCCGAGTTCTCAGAGATCTGGGACCTGTCTCGCGCCCTGCTGCGCGACGGGTCCCGCGACGGGAAGATCCGCACCGTGGCAAAAAACCACCTGTACGGTGACGAGGTGAGGCTGCACGGCTGCGCGCATTTTTCATATGTGTATAAGCGCAGTGAAGAGAGTTGCCGAATCTGCCGGTCGAGAGTTCAGCAAGCTCCACTAGCTGGGCGAACGCTATATTGGTGCCCAAGCTGCCAGAGTTAGTGTAGCCTCATGTCATCTAGTGATACAAAAAAAGAGATCACGGTCGATACGACCAACGGAGACCACGACCTCTTCGCTCACTACGCCGATGAAAACGACATCATGGAAGCGTTTGTAAACGGCGTCCCGATCATGGCTCTCTGCGGCAAAATATGGGTACCGTCGCGTGACGGATCAAAGTACCCTGTGTGCCCAGAATGCGCTGAGATCTACGAACAAATAGTAAGATAGAGACCTTCCAGCCGCAACTAGTGGAGAGTCTATGCCAGTGCAGTTTTCATTCAAGCTAAGCGAAGAATTTGTCGCGTCATACCGTGACAAGCAGCCTCCTTTTGGATACCGCGACGCAGGAGGCAACAGCGTCGGAGAGATCACGTTCTTGCGAACGTATTCACGGCTTAAAGATGACGGGACAAAAGAGACGTGGGTTGACGTCTGCGAGCGCGTCATCAACGGGATGTATTCATTGCAAAAAGACCACTGCAGGTCAAGCCGTCTGCCGTGGAATGACGCAAAAGGGCAGGCTTCGGCGCGCGAGGCGTTTGATCGCATGTTCAACCTCAAGTGGACACCGCCGGGACGCGGGCTATGGGTCATGGGCACACCGCTTGTAAACGAGCTAAAAAACTCGGCCGCTCTTCAAAATTGCGCGTTTGTCTCTACTGGAGAGATGACCAAAGTTAACCCGGCAAAGCCGTTTGCCTTTTTGATGGAGGCGTCGATGCTTGGCGTCGGCGTCGGCTTTGACGACAAAGGCGCTGACAAAGACTTTACAATCTACGAACCGGCTGAGCCAACCGAGCCATTTGTGTACGAGATTCCTGACACAAGAGAGGGGTGGGTCGAATCAGTCGCGATGCTGATCAACTCCTACCTGCGTCCAGAGCAGCGAAAACTTGTCTTTGACTATGCTAAGATCCGTCCGTCTGGGACGCCAATCAAGACATTTGGTGGAACTGCGGCGGGGCATGAACCGCTGCTCAAGTTGCACACGCACATCCGCCGCATCTTTGCAGACCGGGCTGGACAAAAACTTACCCGGCGGGACGTCGCTGACATCGGCAACCTGATCGGTGTGTGCGTGGTGTCTGGCAACGTCAGGCGATCTGCCGAGTTGCTACTTGGCCGTATTGATGATGAAGAGTTTCTCGACCTTAAAAATCCTGCCAGGTTTCCAGAAAGAAACTCGTATGATCCCAAGTCGCCTGGGTGGGGGTGGATGTCTAACAACTCAGTTGAGGCAGCTGTTGGAGCCAACCTGTCAAAGATCATTGATGGCATTGCGTTGAATGGAGAGCCCGGTGTTATTTGGCTTGACGTTAGCCGTAAATATGGCCGGCTTGCGGATCCGGTAAACAACAAAGATTGGCGTGTTGCTGGGTACAACCCATGCGCCGAGCAGTCGCTCGAGTCATACGAGTGCTGCACGCTTGTCGAGACATACCTCAACAGGCACACGGATATCGAGGACTACAGGCGCACGCTGAAGTTTGCATACTTGTACGCTAAGACCGTAACGCTGCTTCCGACACACTGGGAAGAGACAAACGCCATCATGCAGAGGAACCGCAGGATCGGAACCTCGATGTCAGGAGTCGCAAACTTTGCTGATGTCCACGGCCTGCCAACGCTGCGTGACTGGATGGACGCGGGGTACGAGACCGTCAAGGGGTACGACACAGTCTACTCCGAGTGGCTTGGCATCCGTGAGTCAATCAAGATGACCACGGTAAAGCCGTCGGGAACGGTATCGATACTCGCGGGTGAGTCGCCAGGCGTACACTGGACACCAGGTGGACAGTTCTTCCTTCGTGCTATTAGATTCTCGAATGAAGATCCGATGCTGCCTCTCTTCAAGATGGCCGGATACCGGGTTGAACAAGCCTCGGAGTCGCCGGACTCAACATCGGTCGTCTTCTTCCCAGTCAAGTCTGAAGCGCGTCGCTCCGAGAAAGACGTCACGATCTTCGAAAAAATGTCGCTAGCCGCTACGGCTCAGCGGCATTGGTCTGACAACTCGGTGTCAGTCACCATCTCGTTTGACCGTGACACAGAGGCTCAGCACGTTGGGACCGTTTTGCACATGTATGACGGGCAGCTCAAGACGGTGTCGTTCTTGCCAAGTGGCAACGAGACATACCCACAGATGCCGTACACGCAGATCACTGAAGACGAGTATACGGCCGCGGTGAGCAAGTTGTTCCTTGTCGACCTTGCCGGTGTCTACGCTGGAATGGCCGCGGACGCGATCGGCGAGAGGTACTGCACGACTGACGCCTGCGAGATTAAGTTTGTAAAGGACAGCGTAAAAACAAACTAAAAGGTATAATTAGATACCTATGGGAACTCGGCATAAGACCTGGTTGACCGTTCCGCCCTACGTCGAAAATATACCTCCGACGCCTCTGTCAAATGATGACATAGACGCAAGTCAACTTAGCGTGCCAATCCGCGAGCTGGTTACAGAAGCGGTAAAGCTTGGTCATATTGTCGCCTATAAGCAGGAGCAAGAAGGGCGCATGATACAACATGTCTTTCCAAAGAAAGAACACGAATCGGAGCAGATCTCTGGATCATCGACAACTAGGCTTGCGCTGCACACGGAGACTGCTTTCCATCCCTATAAGCCAGACTATGTTGTCTTACTTTGCCTGCGAGGAGATCCAGCCGCCGGTACGACCTACGCAACCGTAGACGACATTGTGGCGCGACTCCAGCCGGTAACCGTAGAGACGCTACTTAAACCAAAGTTTATCACATCAGTAGACAAAAGCTTTCGGACCGGAGGAGAAGAAGACCAGTATGTTGCGCTGCCAGTCTTAAAGCAAGCGCCGGACGGAAAGTTTACGATGACATATGACGAAGACCTAATGACCGGCGTTGACGCGAGCGCGGACGACGCGCTTAGGCGGCTTGAAGAAGCGGTTGAAGAGTCGGTTCGAGAAGTTATCCTTAAGGCGGGAGATGTCTTAATCATTGACAACAACACGTCTGTCCACGGCAGGTACTCGTTTACTCCTAGGTACGACGGGACAGACCGCTGGCTGCTGCGCGCGTTAGTGCGCAAAGAGCTTCCTCCCCCCAGTGAGTACAGCCGCGGAGTCATCACAACCGAAAAGTTTGGCGATAATCGCTAGCTCATGAAAGTTTGGATTGACCAAGATCTTTGCACAGGCGACGGGCTTTGCGCAGAACTTGCACCCGACGTGTTTGCGATGCACACTGACGGCCTCGCGTATGTCAAAGATCCGGCGTGGCCAAACCTCTTTGGTCCAGACAGAAAAGGTTCAGAGCCAAAGCTCAAGATGACTGAGACAGCAGACTTTCCAGAGTCAATGCTTGACGACGTGATTCAAGCCGCGGAAGACTGCCCAGGCGAGTGCATCTTTATAGAGCAATGAACGAAGAAGACCCAGTTGTCCACATCCGTGTCGGAACGGCGGCGTCAACGTGGTACAGCAGCGCGTGCGGCCTACACGATTCGTCTCTTTGGATGACCTCGTACATGAGCAAGCACCTTGCAACGTGTGCCGACTGCCTGTCAACATTTGAGAAGAAAAAGTACGGAGACAAGTAGTGAAGGCCCTACTTGCAGCAGCGCTGATGGTCTATCCACTTGCGGCCGGGGTCGTCATCGCATTTGCGAGAGAGGTTGACCGCGCCAACGACGTGGAGGCGTTCAACGACTAGTCCAGCGAGCTAAGGCGCCTCATGAGGTCGTCAAGCGCCTCGTTAGGCGTGTCTCCTCGGCCGATGTAGCGTGCGTCCGGCGACAAAAACAGCTCGATTGCGTCCTCGTCGCTGCCTGTTAGGTAGTCAAAAAACCGAGGCGAAGGTATCTCTGGAGTGCTCGATGTCGCGATCCAGAGGCCGCCTTCATACACTCCCATGTACCTCGCCTGGCGGATGACAACGGGATACGTCTTCTTCATCGCCTTTGTCATCCGCTTGCGAAGCCACACGTCAGGCGGCCTCCTCGTCTTTACTTTTAGAAAGAAGCCGCTCGACTACGCCACCTTGTTCGACCATGAACGCGACGGTCTTTGGAATGTCGCTTCTCCTAATCGTTTGAGAAAGCTTCCACAGCGCCGCGCAGACCTGCTTTGCGTCTTCTTCTGCTCGCGCTGGGTCGACGTTGTCTTCCGCAAGCTTCGAGATAAAGATGTGGTACAGGCCTTCGTAGCTTGGGTGAGTTATCACTTTGCAGCTTTTGTGGTGTAGTACCGCTGGACTCCGTAGTACAGGGGAGCGGAGTTTGAGATACCAAGCCCCTTCGCGATGGCGAGCAGCGGGATACCGGCCTCGCGTTCTTTTGCGAGCTGCGCGTGATACCTGTCGCTTCCCTTGTTTCGTGCTACGCGCACGCGCTCGACAGCCTCTGCGATCGTTTCTTCCGTCAAGCCTACTCGGCGGCGCGCCGGCGGAACGACGGTTGACGACGTGACGATGCGCCGACGAATGCTCGCGTAAGACACACCAAGCTTATCGGCGAGCAGCTGAATGCTGCCACCCTTGCTGCGGTACTCGACGCACAGGTCGGTGTACCGTCTGCTCGCTTTGTGCGCGACTGTGTTCTTGCTTCGTGAGCCATACGCTTTTTTAGCGTCATCGACAAACGGGCTGATCTTTTTTGCGTATGAGTCTGCCAACTCTGATTTCTTTTCTTTCTTCTGTGTTGACATGCTATGTCTCCTTTGTGTTAGACAATTATACAAACAAATCTGTCAAACGGTGAAACCTCAAGTCACTTGATGACGAGTGACAGCGAGTACCTTGAAAGTTCTGCCTTGACAAAAAACGACGCGCCTCCGCTGCCGTCGGTCGTGACAAGCCACGTCAGCGAGTGTTGCGGCCTGCGCGACACGTCGAGTGCGTTGACACCGATCTCTGTGTTCTTTGGCGCTCCTGTGACCTTGACCAGGTAGTAGCCTCTGCCTGCGCGTGAGGCGCTGACCTGCGGATCGGCTGGCTTGATAGTTGTTGTTGTCGTTGTGGCTATCGGCGGAATAGTTGTAGTAGTCGTAGTCGTTTGAGCTACGGTCGTAGAAGAAACCGGCGGCTGCCTGTCGACGTAAAGAAGCAGGTTTGGCGACCCGGCGCCCGCGTCAACAACTACATCGCGAGTCGCAGACGCAAGTAGCCTCTCTGTAACCTGTGCGGGCGTCAGCGTAGAAGAGACCCCGAGGATAAGAGCCGCGGCGCCGGCGACGTGCGGAGACGCGAACGACGTGCCGCGAAGAGTACGCGTGGCAGACGGGCCGCCGATCCACGACGAGACAACCCAGCCGCCCGGAGCAAAGATGTCGACGCAAGAACCGTAGTTTGACATCGAGATCCTCGAGTCATTTGACTCTGTGCCGCCGACCGTGATGGCCGCCGTCGCGGACGCTGGAGAGTACGTGCACGCGTCGGCCCTGTTGTTGCCGGCGGCGACGACCACGACGATACCGTCGGCGACCGCGTCTGCGATCGCCCAGTTGAGGTTGTTTGACAGTGGACCGCTGACGCTGACGTTCATGACCGCCGGTACGCCGGGCTGGTGATGCTCGGTCGCCCAGCGCACGCCTGAGGCTATGGTCGATGCCCATGCGGAGCCAGCGCAGTCAGAGACGCGTACCGGTACCAATGTGACACCACGAGCGACTCCATATGATGAGCCACCGAGTGTCCCGGCGACATGCGTGCCGTGTCCGTGGCAGTCTTCGGTGCCGCGGCCGTCGTTGATGAACGAGGTGCCCTGCCCGATGCGCCCAGAGAACTCTAGGTGCGACGAGTTGATCCCGCTGTCGACAATGTACGCCGTGACTCCGGATCCGGTCTTGTCGTATATATACGAGCCGTCAAGCGGCAGAGACCGCTGGTCGATCCGGTCAAGCCCCCACGAAGAAGCCGAATCCGCGTGCGCGACGCGCTGCGCCACCGCGATGATAAGTACGAGGACCGCGGCCGTGGCGAGCGCGCGTCGTCGCTTTGTCTTTTTTGTCATACGTCTATTATATCATTTGTGTCAGCAACCTCCGTAAGCTAAGAAAGCACCACTACTCTTCGTCGCCCTGGTCAGACATGACGTTGATGTAGTGGATGACGAGCGCGATGCCGGTCGCCACGAGCGCCACGAGCTGTGTGAAGCCGGAGAGGGTGACAAACACCACGGCGCTACCGGCGAGGGTAAACGCGAGCGCGGCGGTCTCTTTCCAAAGCTTCTTGAAGAAGTTCTTCCAGTTGATGTGCATGTTGCCTTCCTTGTCGAAGTAGATGAACCTGATCTTTGTCCCGTCACTCTCACCGGCAATCTCTCCTGCCGGCTCTTCACCTTCATCTTCTTCGGGCTTTCTCGCGGCGTCATTTGCCTTGTTTGTGGACGCAGACGAGCCGCCTCCTCCTGCGCCTCCCGAGCTACCGGCTCCCGCCGCTGCGCCCATCGCCGCTGTCGCTGTCCCTGTAAGGACGGCGTTGACCGCGACGAGCGTTCTCCTCTCTCCTACACTAACATTAGAACCGAGCGGGACATACTCGTCAAACGCTCCGCCGAAGACGTTGATCACGGTCTCAAACACGTCCTTGATCTCATCTGTAGCGCCTTGGATCGCGTCGACTATCGCCGCGGCCGACTCCTCGGTAAGCGCGCCCTGGTCGACGCTCTCAAACACGGCGGCGGCCTGCTCTGTCGAGACAGACGCCAAGACCTCGGGACTGGACGCGAGTGTGGCCGCGACGTCGCTTGACACACCGACAGCAATGACCGCCTCGACTGCGGCAGAGATCTGTCGCTTGTCTTCGGCGGAAAGCTCGGCAGCTGACTTGCCTTTGGCAAGGTCGGCGATCAGCGTGCCAACTACCTCCGCGAGCTTTTCTTCTGGAATAGCCTCGAGCGCCGCCGCAACTGCTGCGGTGTCTTCAATGTCGACATCGCTGGGTAAAGTATCAGTCGATGGCTCTGTATCTTGTTCTGTCGTTTCTTCTGGGGTCGTTGTGTCTGGCGTCTGTTCTTGTTCTGGGACAGTCGGTTGCACGGGCTCATCAACACGGTCGGGACGTTCAGGAACTGATGTCTCGGGAGTTGTCTCAGGAGGCAAGGTTGATGGAACTGTTTCTTCAGGAGCGGGAACAGTCGTCTCGGGCTCGGGAACTGTTGTCTCAGGAACAGTTGTTGTCGGGGGAAGCGTTGTCTCCACAACAGGAGCGACAGTAGTTGTAGTTGTCTGAGGCGGTGGCGCCTCGGTTGTCGTCGTAGTTTGTGGAGGTGGTGCTTGTGTCGTTGTTGTGGTACTGGTTGAAGATGTCGTTGTCGGGACTGAGGTTGTGGTCGTCGTTGTTGAGGTCGTTGAAGTCGTGGTCGTCTGAGCGGGAACAGTCGACGTAGTTGTTGTAGTCGGCGGGACGGTTGTAGTTGTAGTTGTAGTTGTAGTTGTAGTTGTAGTTGTAGTTGTAGTTGTAGTTGTAGTTGGAGCGACTACAGGCGCAAAGTTTGTCTCGATCGTGTACGAGGTGCCGTACCACGCGTCTGGGTTTCCGCAGCAGACACCGGCTCGTAGTCTATACGTGCCCGGCTGAAGCTGCATCGAAACATACGAGTCAAGTCCATACCAGTCGTCGTTTGCCGCGAGCAAGGTGTTGCTTGAGTTGTATAGCCACAGCATCGAGTCAATTCCGTACCGCTGAGCGTATGTCCTAACAGTAAACACTCGAGTCTCTGCGACCTCAAAGTAAAAGTCGCGGCTCGACACGGTAGCCGTGTAAGTTCCTGGCGCCGGCGGAACAGTTGTTGTGGTTGTCGTGGTCGGAGGAACAGTGGTGGTGGTGGTTGTTGTTGTGGTTGTAGTTGTTGTTGTAGTTGTTGTCGTTGTAGGCGGAAGTGTGGTTGTGGTTGTGGTTGTGGTTGTGGTTGTGGTTGTGGTTGTGGTTGTGGTTGTGGTTGTGGTTGTGGTTGTGGTTGTGGTTGTGGTTGTGGTTGTGGTTGTGGTTGTGGTTGTGGTTGCGGGGTTGTTGATGTCGTACGAGCTGAGTCCAATGCACGGTTGGTATCCTCCACCTGCTCCGGTGCACTGACCCCAGCCAAGAGAAGAAGTCCAGCCCGTTGATGATGTGAACTCCGTATTAGATAGGAGCTCGGTGTCATCAAGTGTCAGCGACGCCGACTCGACCTGCGTGCCATAGTTGCCTGCCCAGAACTCGCCGTCTTGCCCTGTAATTGAAAGCTCGACGGTCTCGACCTGGTTCCACGCTGATTCTCCGACACCGCTTTTGGTGACAGTAAGTGTATAGTCCGCAAACGTTGTGCTGGACAGTGTGAGCTCACCGGTGTTATGTGAATAGATCAGGCCACCTCCAACCCCATACAGTTGGATGCCGACCGTCAGCTTGTCATCCGCCACCTTCCAGTCCTGCACTTCCGCGGCATTTACCGTCGCGAGAAGCGTGCTGCCCTGCGAGATCGAGCTCGCGACATTGACAGTCTGACTTACAGTCGCGGACTGCCAGGAAAAGACGAGCTTGTTTCCGTCCGCGGCCTGAGCCGGTGCGGGCATGACGCCGACCCAGCCGACGAGCAGGGCAAAGGGACCGGCGAGCGCCGGGAGGATACGGGTGGCGAGCTTGAGCCTCTTTCGCCTCGAGTTCTTTGTGTCGCTACGCTCTCTCCTCCAGGTGGCGCTAGTCGACACTATAGATCTGAGTCTCCTGACTCCGGAACCGGAGAGTGCTGCCAGGCGATGTCGCGTGCGACCTCGACGATGTGTGCCGCCACGTCCGCGAGGTCCTCGGCCGCGATGACGAGGTCCGCTCGAGCGTCAACGTCGGCCGGGTCGCTAAGCTCATCGGCGACGATGACCAGGTTTGCGTACGCCGCGCGGAGGCGCCGGACGACCCGCTGGTCGCCGGTCTCGTAGTGGCGAAAGACGCGCATGATGGCGCCAGCATACACGGTCTCTGGGCCGTGTTCGCGGCCCGGCGAAGAGAAGATTTGTACAAGTCATGGCACCTGAGGGAGGAGCGAAGCGGGTGCGGCGAGTGCTCTTTTCAGCGGCGCCGATGGTGAGAGAAGACAAAGAAGGCGAGAGAGAAGAACTCTGGGTCGAAAACATACTAAGCGGAGTTGTGTGTGTGCACGGCGTGAGCGTGCTTAGTATCACTAATACAACTATGCATAGATAACTAAAGTCAATCATTTTCGGTATACGCGCGTACGTGTGCGTATGAGGGTGATACGAAAGATGGTTGACTTTAGTTATTTATGTTCAATGTAAACTTTATTGCAGATAGGTGTACAGCCTGGGCCTTGTCATGGTATTATCTGATAACAACGAAGAGACCAAGGAGAAGTTGTACGTTATGGATACTGGAAAGCTAGAGAGCGCCTCAGCGGCGCTCGCGCAGATCGGAATGACGGTCGAGGAACTCGAGGTCGCAGAGGAGCAGCTTTTCTTGTCTGGAAAGACACAGCGCCGCAGTCGCGACAACCGGATCTGCGCGTGCGGCCACCGGGTGTCAGCGCACACGGTCGTCGGAGGCGTGGCGTACTGTCGACCGACAAAGCTCGAGTGTCCTTGCAAATCGTGCAAACCTGTCATCGAGGTCGAGGACACCCGGTGCTTCAACTTCAAGACAGAGGGGTCAGGCGCACTTCACGCGCTGGCGCGCGGGATGCTCGCGCTCGCAAAGCGCGAGAAGAACATGAGGTGGGTCGTAGAGCTTCAGTGCGAGAGGTGTAAGCGCCCGGCTGAGAAGCTCGTGCCTACGGCGGTTACCCAGCGAGGCCAGGCCGCGACACAGGCGACAGGCTTCGACGCGCTGCTGTGCGAGGACTGTCGCCGTGAGGTATGACGTCGCGATCGCGACGCCTGGCCGGATGATGCACGCCGAGTACGTGACAAGCCTGGTCAAGACCCTGCGTGCCATGAGCGAGTGCGGGATCAGCTACACGCTGCTCAACAAGTACTCGTCGTTCGTGCCGACGGCTCGCGAGCTGACGCTGTCTGACACCTGGCAGCACAACTACTCGAGCAGCGCTCCGGTCGGCGGCAACATTGAGTACAAGAAGATCTTCTGGATCGACAGCGACATCGAGTGGGAGCCGGCAGACTTCCTAGCGCTCTATGACTCGGACCTTGACATCGTGTCAGGGCTCTACGTACTCGACACGGCCGGCACCGTCGCGGCGAACTTTCCGAACGACCGAGGAGTGCCGACGAGGATCAACAAGGTCGAGTTCATGCTTCACGACAAGCCGGTCGAGGTGGGAGGCGTCGGCTTCGGGTTCCTGTGCGTGAAGCACGGAGTGTTCGAGTCGATCCCGCGACCCTGGTTCCTGATCGGCCGGGTGCAGTGGTCACCTGAGTCAGAGATGCGGGTCAACGCCGGAGAAGACTACTCGTGGTGCGCTCGAGCGCAGGCCGCCGGATACAAGATCTGGGTCGACCCAGCGGTCAAGGTCAAGCACCACAAGGAGACAGTGTACGAGGTATGAAGAAGCCAGAAGAAGTCAAGGCCGACGTCAAGGACCTGCTCTTGAGCATGGCCGAAGAGCAGAGGTGGCCGGTCCCGGTCGACTCCGTCGCGGCGCTCGTTGAGTACCACCTCAGGCTGTGGCAGGCCGAGGTCAGCGGAAGGCTCGAGCAGATGTACAAGGACTGGGAGGCCCGAGTCGAAGATGATGACACGCTCTATACTCTCGGACTTCGAAGAGCTCAAGATGTAGTCATGGGGGTCGAGACAGAAAACTAGTCAAGGCCCGGATAGCTCAGTTGGCCAGAGCACCTCACTTGTAATGAGGTGGTCGTGGGTTCGAATCCCACTCCGGGCTCCACTCTGGCGTCACTTTGTTCAAGTCGGTTCGATCGCGCAAAACCCTTGTCGTTTATGCAGGTCCGTGAAAACCGCGTGTGAGTCACACTGCATCATTGAAAAATCTTTGGCCAACTCGTCGATGTATAGTCGCCATGACACATCCGTGTCAGAGAGCGAGAACACATCCCATGTTAACAGAGCAACACAAGGCACTCATCGCTTCATACGCACGAAGCTTCCTCGGCGCAGCCGTGGCGACATACGTCGCGACGGGCGACTACAAGGCGGCGGCTCACGCGTTCTGGGCGGCGGCTCTGCCGGTACTCATCCGCTACGTCAACCCCAAGGACCCGGCCTTCGGTCGGTTCACGGCCAACAAGTAACTCACAGGGGGGAGAGCACTCATGTCACAGGCAAAGAAGAAGTCCTCGTCAGCTCCGGCTCCGAGGGCGAAGAAACCTCAGGCAACCGCCGCCCGCAAGAAAAGCGCTACGCCGCCTCCGCCTCCGCCTCCGGCCGAAGAGCCGAAGAGTGGCTGGCGCCGGCTCGTGGAGTGGCTCCTCGGAGCGTAGCTCGCTGGGAGCTCGTCGGCGTTCCCGCCTCTCCCCCCTGCGCCAGCGAGCTCCTTCGAGCAGAGAACTTTTAGTCCTATGTCATCACTTCCCATCGCGTTCGACGACGACTCTTCAGAGGAGACCTCTCCGCCGCTGATCGACGCCGAGCACAGCATCCGGCCTGTGCTCTCGGCCCTCGGGATCGAGGAGGTCGAGCGCGGAGTCTGCCAGGACACGTACGAGAACCGAAGAGCGCTGCGCGCCGCGCGGCTGACGTGGATCCCGGTCTACGCCGTGAACGGCGCGCCGACGGGCCTGATCATGGCCCGATCCGAGGAGATGGAGAAGGGTCGACGACTTCTGTCTCTGTCAGAGAAGAAGCCGATCCTCACCGACCCCGACCGCCCGAACTCAGACTACCTGACGGGCCTCGAGCTCGTCGCCGAGTCGGCGACCGACTACCTCGTGCCGCCGTGGGTCGTCGGCGCGACCCGGGCGTACCTAAAGGAGCAGGAGGCCGGCGGCCCGAGCTCTCCGAGACGACAACCACTCTCACTTCCGCACCGGTGTCGGCACGTAAAAGAAGATGGGATCCGGTGTCTGCTCTGGTCTTCGGGACGGCCGAAGGATGACGGCCTGTGCCGCGTCCACCTCTCGAGCGTCAAGCGCCAGCCCGGTGAGGACGTCGCCCGGGCCCGCGCCAAGCTGACACAGGCGGCGCCCTACGCCGTCGACGTGCTCGAGGACCTGATGACCAACGCGACCTCCGAGCCCGTCAAGCTCAAGGCCAGCACAGAGATCCTCGATCGAGCCGGCGTCCGAGGCGGGATAGAGCTCGACGCCAACGTCAACGTCCTCGACACTCGGGCACCGGCCGAGGTCGTGGCCGAGCGCCTCGCGCGCCTCGCTCGAGCGGCGGTCGACGTCGCGGGCAGGCTCGGGGACGCCGCCGTGCAGACGGGCACGTTAGAGTCAAGCCTCAGCGACGACAAGGACACAGACATCCAGGATGCAGAAGTTGTTGAGAGTCAGGAGACGTGAAGAGCATGGACGAGTGTGTGGCCGCGGCTCGCGAGCTGTTCGCGGAGCTGACGGGCGACATCGAGAAGGCGAAGACACGCGAGGAGCACATCCGCGTCTCGGCTCGAGCGAACGCCGCCGCACTCCTGCTGCAGGGCCTCGAGGGCCTGCGTGAAGTTTCTCCGGCGTAGCGACGACCTCGCCGAGCTCCTTACGGCGACGGCCGAGGAGCACGTCGGGTACCGGCACGTCGCCGGGCCAAACCCGTTCCGCGAGCGCGTCGGGTACAACGGGCACGACGCTCCGTGGGACGGAGCGTTTATCGACTGTGTCCAGCGTGACGCGGGGCTGACGGGCATCCCGGCGCTCGTCTCGACGACCGCAGGCCTGGGAGAGTTTCTCGCGTGCAGACGGGCCGTCTCCGTCCCGGCCCGGGGAGACGTCGTCTTCTTCTCGTTCCCCGTGACGGGTCACTTCGCAGGCCCGCACGTGGGTCTCGTTGCAGACGGGTCAGGTTTCTTCAAGACCGGAGAGTTTCTCGCGATCGAGGCGCAGTCGACGCCAGGCACGCCGAAGGGTCACACCGGTGCAGACGGGATCTACGTCCGGCGCCGGCGCGCGCACGACGTCCTCGCGTTCTGCCGCCCAAGGCTTGAGACCAGGCTCGGGAGCACGGACGTGCAGACGGGCAACCAAGTTACACTGGTGAAATTACAGCCTCGACGCAAGACACGAGACACGGCGATCGTGCAGGAAGCTCTTAACCTTGTCTTCGTGAATGCAGGCCCGGGTAGGCCGTTTCGTGCAGACGGGCCTCCCCCGATCGGGATCACCGGCACGTGGGATGAGGCGACCCGATCCGCGTTCGCCCGCTTCCAGCGGTCGATCGGCTTCGCCGGACCCGACGCGTCAGGCGACCCAGAGCCGAACGCCCTGGCCCGACTCGGTCGAGAGACTAGGACCTTTAGTCTTACCGAGGTTACCGGTCGGTAACGAGGTTGGAAAAAAGTCCTCGATCTTCCCGGAATCGCCAAGATCACGGTTATAATAGACTCGTCCGGCATCCGCCGGGCACTCACACTGGAGAGACAACATGAAGAAATCACCACCCACCAAGCGCACGATGTCACCGCGGTTCGCGCAGCTCGTCGAGCAGCGCCGCATCGCCGGCGCAACGACGCGTGACCTGCTCAAGCAGATCATCGTCGAAGAAGAGCAGCCACTCTCGGTCGCAGAGGTCTGCTTCCGATACAACGCGCTTACCGGCAAGAAGCTTGACAACCAGCGCACGAACCGCTGGCTGAACCAGCTCGTCGCCGCGAAGGCGCTCAGCACCCGCGTCGAGACCGAGGCCGAGCGAATCGTCCGCAGCGGCGGAGTCGAGGTTCGCGGTCAGCTTGCCCGACTCTTCTCGGCGAAGGCGCAGGTCCCGCGCCGCACCGAGGCGCTTCCCGACATCGTCCTCGGCGACGGCAACGCGACCTCTGAGTCGCAGTACCGCGCGTCCAAGCGCTGGCTCAAGCGCGTCGAGGCGAAGAACGGCAAGGTCCCTGGCGCCTACGTCCTCACCGAGGTCGAGCGCGTCGTCAACGAGCGCAACGAGCTCCGCGCGCGCGTGGAGCAGCTCGAGGCGATCCTCAACCAGGCGCGCTCCGTCATCAAGGCCTGAGTTAGTGTTGGGCGCGTGGAGCGCCCAGCATGATCTCACTTGAGGTCGTCATCATCGAGTCAGCCGAAGACGCGGCCGCAGCCGAGCACGTAGGTGTCTACGCGTTCACGATCGACGACACCGAGTGCGACAACTGCGGCGTCCTGACTGGCCCACTCGCTGGAGACTTCTTCCCGTGCGCGCTCGCCGCGTGCACCGATGAAGATGACGACTCAGAGCGACCTACGGTCCTCTGCCTCGACTGCATCGGCGGCCTGTTGTGGCCAGGAGAGGCGTCGATACTCAACTCAGAAGACTACGACTAGGTTCGGCCGCCCGGGGCGAAGTCCTCCAGCTCGCCCTGGGCGGTTTCTAAAAGTCGTATAATAGACTCGTCAACCACAACGAAAGGACAGATGACATGGTGAACCAAACTCCCCGTGAGCGGTACCAGGAGTACCTCGACATGATGCTGGTCGAGGCCGAAGAGATGTACGAGGAGGAGGCACGCTTTCTTCCCGACCACCCAGGCGAGACATTCGAAGAGCGCCGCAAGAACTGGGTCAGCGAGTGGATGCGCGAGCTGGCTCTCGACTTTGAGCCGTGGTGCCAGTCGGAAGGCATCAAGGCTTTCTAAAAGTCGTATAATAGTATCGCAATACCAACCCAACAACAACTGGAGGAAACAGCATGGGAATGGATGTATACGGAAAGGCGCCGACAGACGATGCCGGCGAATACTTCAGGAACAACGTGTGGTGGTGGCGTCCACTTTGGAACTACTGCGAACACGTCGCTCCTGAGCTCTGCAAGGAAGTCGATGGGCACAGCAACGCTGGTTCAGGGCTCGACGCGGAGGGCGCACAGAAGCTCGCGGCGATTCTCTTCGCAGAGATTCGATCAGGCCGCACCAAGAAGTACGAGGAAGACTACCGAGCCGAGCTCGCTGCACTTCCTCGCGAGGTGTGCAGCCTCTGCGAAGGTACCGGCATCCGCACTGACAAGGTCGGCCAAGACATGGGCATGCCCACACGCGAGCTCCCCCCTGAGGTAGCGATCCTCACCGGGCGCACGCACGGCTGGTGCAATGGCTGTGACGGCGTCGGCACCAAAGAGCACTGGGCCGCGGGCTACCCGTTCGATGTCTCGAATGTCGACGAGTTTGCGCTCTTCCTCGAGTCATGCGGCGGCTTCAGCATCTGCTGAAACCCTGTAACACCCCTGCGCTACGGTCACTATAGATAAGGCGCCCCGGGCGAGACAGCCCGGGCGCCGTTTCTAAAAGCGTTATAATGGAATCAACAACAACCGGGGCACCAGCCCCAGAGAGGAATACCGCAATGACAACCACCGCAACGACGACCACAGTCGTCACGACCACCGAAGAGGTCGCCAACCTCGAAGCCAGCGCCGAGGCGCTGATCGTCGAGTTCAACGAGGCCAAGGCCGCGATGAAGGCGATCGAGGCCAAGAAGCTCGAGGCCGAGACCAAGCTCCGCGCGATGCTCGGAACCGCGTCCGTCGGCGCCATCAACGGCGTCGAGCGCGTCCGCATCCTCACCCGGAACCGCTCGAACATCGACCGCGAGGCGCTCAAGGCGGCCTTCCCCGAGGCGTACACCGCGACTCTGACCGAGTCGCAGTACACGGTCCTCCAGGCCAAATAGCCCACACGCTCGACTCCCGGCGGTGGCGGTCATCCGCCGCCGGGAGCAGCACCCAACCTCATCCCAACTACCAGAAAGGACACAGCAATGAAGAAAAGACTCAGTGACAAGAAGCTTGACGCGCTCATCCTCGCCGTCGAAGAGTTCGATGTCGAGGTCGACAACGAAGGGCAGCTCGTCATCTACACCGGCATCTACGCCGACAAGCTTCACCAAGACGACCAGGCGGTCCTCGACGCGTAGGCCCGGGCCGTTTCTAAAAGTGTTATAATAGACTACGCGATACCAAACCACTACCCGAAAGGACAAACAACGCAATGACACCAAATGACGAAAAGCTGAAGGACTCACTTCTCGTGGGACACGCCGTGTACCTCGAGTTTGTGCTCCCGCACAGCATCGACACGAGCGTCTTCCAGATGCTCATCTGCCCGGAGGCCCAGAGCAAGGTCACGCCTACGCTCAAGACCCCGGCGATCACCTACCGCAGGCAGCTCAGCGCCGGCGGACCGAAGAAGCAGTGGCGCTACCTCTCGCCATCTCACTCGTCGTTCTTGCCCGAGTCGACTGCGGAGATGCGCCGCGAGTTCATCAACCAGACGATTGAGCGCCTGCACACACGCGGCTTCCGCGTGCACAAGCAGCCGATCGTCGTGCAGGTCTCTGAAAAGGACCTGGAGGACATCATAGCCCGCAACACGCCGTACAAGCTCATCGGCCGCGTGCTCAAGGTCCGCCGCAAGCACGGCTTTCCGACCACCTTCATCAAGTGACGCTTTCTAAAAGCGTTATAATAGAAACAGCAATACCAACTCAACCTACCAAACGAAAGGACAAACAACGCAATGGACCCAATCACAACGAAGTACAATGAGCTCTACCCGGGGCTCTCGGACCTTGTCATCAACACGATGACCCAGGCCGTGAGCACCGACGCGTGGGCGGCCCTTGACAAGGCAGTCGACCCATACGGCAAGCTCAGCACATTCAAGCCCAAGACACCAAAGGTGGTGAAGACAGTGGCGGCGAATGCCCTCACCGGCGAAAAGTCGTACGCACGCCCGAACGGCGAGCTATACTACACTCGCGCGTGGGGCGACCACCTCGACATCGCGGTGCTTCGCAAGGCTCGCGAGATGAGCAGCTACGTGCTCCTCTACGGCTCGCCCGGCTGCGGCAAGACTGCTCTTGTCGAAGCTGCATTCCACGACCAGGACGGTGGACTCTTCACCGTGCTTGGCTCGGGTGACACTGAGGTCGCTGACCTGGTCGGCGGCTACGTGCAGACGCCAAGCGGTGGCTTCATCTGGGAAGACGGCCCGCTGCTCAAGGCTGCCGAGTCAGGCGGCGTGCTGCTGATCGACGAGGTTGGCCTCATCGACCCGAAGGTGCTCAGCATCGTCTACGGTCTGATGGACGGCCGCCGCGAGTACACGGTCACGGCCAACCCAGAGCGCGGCACGGTCAAGGCGGCCGATGGCTTCTACGTCATCGCGGCCACTAACCCCAACGCTCCCGGCGTGCGCCTGTCTGAGGCGCTTCTCTCACGATTCACCGTGCAGGCGGAGATGACCACTGACTGGACTCTCGCTCGCAAGCTTGGAGTCTCGTCCGCGCTCGTCACGGCGGCGCAGAACCTGGCCAAGAAGCAGCAGGCAGCGGAGACCACCTGGGCTCCGCAGATGCGCGAGCTGCTCGCCTTCCGCGACCTGGAAGTCGCGTTCGGCACCAAGTTCGCGGTGGAGAACCTGCTCGCAGCAGCGCCCGAGATTGACCGCCCGGTGGTAGCAGATGTCCTGACCCGCGTCTTAGGAGCGGAGTTCAGGCCGGCGAGAATCTGACCTCGATTTGAGTCATCCTTTCCTCGTCGAGGAAGGACTCGCCGGGAGGGAGTCGGCCGGACTGTGGTAGGTCCCGGCCGGCTCTCTCACCACCAATACCGTTTCTAAAAGTGTTATAATAGAATCAGGGCGCAAGCCCGACCAACAACAATGTCTAGGAAGGACACAACAATGGGACACATCGACTACAACAAACGAACGCGAGCCAGCGCTCCGGTTGACCCGGCCTGGCTGCTCGCCGGTTCGCAAGCCGGTCAGTTAGCCAACATGCTCGCAGGGCGCGGCGACATCGCGGTGCGCATCGGCAGCAGGACAAGCAGCGGCGCTCCCGCGTGCTTCGCGCCGCTCACCGCCGAGATGGAGCTCGACGCAGGCGTCGCCTTCGGCAAGGTCGACCCCAAGCGCGTCGGCAACATCACCGAGCGCAACGTGCAGTTCGAGTACGCGCAAGCCACCGGCCTCATCTTTCACGAGGCGCTTCACGCTCGCTTCTCGACCTGGGACCTGCCTGCTGCGCACGAGGCGCTTACTCAGGCCGAGGTTCACGCACTGGTGCTCTTGGAGGAGGGCCGCATCGAGGCGCAGGGCCTCAAGATGTACCCGGACAACGCGTGCTTCCTGCGCGCGTGCGTGCTTGGCATCGTGATGTCAGACCTCGAGCTCAACCCGATCACCGAGCTCACGCCGACACGCGCGGCCGCACAGGTGCTTGCACTTACGTCTGCTCGAGTCGACGCAGGCTCGGTCATGTTCGAGGACATCGAGTCGATTGAGCGAGTCATCACCAAGAAGCTTGGCGTTGACCTCTTCAACAAGCTCGCCGAGCTCTGGCGCGAGGCGCAAGTCACCGAGGCGCACGACATCGAAAAGCTTTATGACATCGCACGCCGCTGGGCCAAGCTCGTCGAAGATGCAGCCAAGGACGCCGGCGAAGGCGAGATGGCTGACTCCTTCGGCGGCGCAGGCGGCGGCGCAGGCGGCGGCGGCACCGAAGGCGAGGACGACCCGGAGACGGCAGGCATGATGGAAGAGCTGATGAAAGAGCTCGAGGAAGCAGCCGACAACGCGTCGATCGGTGCAGCGGATGACGCGGCCGAGCAGCAGCAAACTGAAGAGTGGCGCGAGGAGGCGAGCACGCGTGCGCAGTCAGCAAAGCGCACGGCGGAGAATCGCGAGACCGCCCAGAAAGTATTCGGCAAGGGCACAGGCCCGGTCGCTGACGAGCGCACAAGCAGCTCGCTGGTCGAGACGCGCAAGCCGCGTACCGACGAGCGCACCTCTGCCGTGCGCCTCGCGCAGCTTCTCGAAAAGGCCAAGTACCGCGAGCGTGACGAGACCGAGGTCACCTCGGTCATCCCTCCCGGCCGGCTGCGCACACGCGCGATGGTGCAGGGCGCAGCGTTCAAGGCCAAGGGAGTGATGACGCAAGTCGAGCCCTGGCGCCGCACGGTGCGCAAGCACACTGACGACCCGACACTCACCGTCGGCGTGATGGTCGACATCAGCGGTTCAATGTCCGCGGCGATGCAGCCGATGGCGTCCACCGCGTGGATTCTCAGCGAGGCCGTGCGCCGCGTGCAGGGTCGAGCCGCGATGGTCTACTACGGCCAGGGCGTCTTCCCGACTCTCAAGCCAGGACAGCACCTCAGCGAAGTCAACGTGTACACAGCGTGTGACGGAACCGAGAAGTTTGACCAGGCCTTCAAGGCTCTCGACGGCTCACTCAACTTGCTCAACGGCACCGGCGCCAAGATGCTGGTGGTAGTCAGTGATGGCTGCTACACGCACGACCAGGAGCGAGCGGCGTCCGCCTGGGCAGCCCAGTGCGCGGCCTCCGGTGTGGCGGTCACCTGGGTCACCTTCGACCCCACGGACGCTTCACCAGAGAAGATTGTCCGCAAGAACGGCGTGGTCGTCCGCATCGAGCCAGGCATGACCGCGACGCAGGACATCGCGACCCACATCGGACGCAGCGCGGCGCAGCAGCTCACGCAGGTAAGTGAGCGCCGATAAGTTCGGTCACGCGGTGGGGCGCCCTCCCTTCCTTCCTACGCCCTGCCGCGTGGCTTCTAAAAGCGTTATAATAGAACCAACAACAACAAAAGGAGACAGTGACATGCAACTTACATACTTCGCAAAAGATGGAAGCTACGGCGACGCCGAGGAGCTTCTCATCATCGACACCAGCAAGTGGTCCGATGAAGAAGTCGAGGCGATCGAGATGTGCGCCGACAGCGAGCGCTGGAACATCGCCGCGCAGATTCAAGCGAACTACGAGAGCAACCCCGCTCAGGGGAAGCTCGAGCTCAACCAACAATAACGGCACAACACAACAAACAAGGAGAGACACATGCCAAAGAAGAAGAAACCCAAGCGCAAGGTACCACAAAACGAGCGCCGCATCTGGATGCAGGACGTGGTAGTTCGCAAGCGCAACGCGCGCAACGCGCTGCTCAGCGTGCTCATCGACGATGACAGCATCTTCACGATCATCTTCCGCGAGAACCCGGAGGACGGCTCGCTGTGGGTCGAGGTAAGCGAGGACGCAAACCCAGACACCGCCATTGGCAACGTCTACCCGGAGTACTTCGATGACAACGAATAAGGATGTCATCGTGCACCAAGACGATGACGGCACGGTCGACTTTGACGAAGTCCCGGTGGTCGGCATCTTCGCCGGCGAGCTCGACGTCGACCAGTTCAACCGTGTCCGCATCTTCATCAGCGACACGCACGACCCAGTCGAGGAAGAACTCGAGCTTGACGTGTTCAACAACGGCATCAGGTTCCGTGGCCTGACCGAAGGAGGCGTGACATTCAAGTACGAGCTGTCATGGACTCAGTTGGCTGAGCTGGCCGCGTTCACCGTCGATCACTAACGCGGTGAGCATCATCACGACGCTCGTCGCGGCACGCTGGCTCGCTAGGCGCGCTGAGCGCAGACGGGCACGCCTGGCCCGGGGGCACGCCGGTGCAGACGGGCACGCCTGGCCCGGGGGCACGCCGGTGCAGACGGTGTGGCCTTGCCGTAGCTGCGGCCAGCCACTCATCTTGTCGATAAACTGGCCTGGCATCGACCCTCACTGGTGGGAGGACTCTCTCGGAGGTGAGTGCGTTGAGTGCTACCGAGTCGACGACACACAGGCCCGCTAAGGCACGCGCCATGCAGACGGGCACGTTTCTAAAAGTGTTATAATAGACTCGTCGGCAGCAGCCGACCTAACTCAACGAAAGGACAACGCGATGCCAAAGAAGTATCACAAGGTTGTGCTCGTGTGGCCGTCAGAGGCCAGAATCACGTACACGCTCGAGGCGAACTCGGAGGCCGAGTACGCGAAGCGACTCGACGAACTCGTGCGCTTCGGCGACACAGACGGCTGCGTCGAGATTCATCGAATCGATGAAGTCACCGGCGCTGACGCCGAGGTCGTCGTCGACGAGCCGGTTCACGCCTAGTCGTACTATGAGCCCCGGGTGCGTAGCCCCGGGCCTAGCGACTTTCTAAAAGAGTTATAATGGACTCGCCGGCATCCGCCGGCCCAACGAAAGGACAACGCAATGACAGACACAGTCACGCGCCCGAAGCAGCCGTGGGAGATCACCCGCGACAACCGGGCGAAGTACATGGCGCAACTCACTGAGAAGTGGGGTGGCCTTGGCAACGCGATGCGCAAGCACTTGGTGCGCGCCGAGGTGGTCCCAGGGCACTACCGCCTGGCCCACATCTTGGAGCGAGTCGCTGAGTTCGACACCGGGTGGGAGTACCTGGGTGAGGCCGGCAACCTCATCCCGCTCGACATGCGCAAGGTGCTTGGCCACACCTACGGTCTTGAAAGCGTCAAGGCGACGCTCTTCACTCCACCGTACCACGGCCAGTCCGGCGGCGACAACTTCAACGTCGTCATCTTGTGCGAGCCGTACTGGTACGGCGACGACCACAAGTTCGTCGAACTCGAGGTGGGCTGCAACCACAAGTGGGTGACTCGCAACCTGGGCCGCTGCTACAACGAGTACAAGTGCTCGGTGTGCGGCGCCTGGAGCCGAGTCGACTCGGGCGACTAATCCATCGACCTGGGCCCGGGGAGCAGGCGCTCCCCGGCCCGGGGTGTTTCTAAAAGCGTTATAATAGAATCATCAACCGGGCGCAAGCCCACAACCGAAGGGACAACGCAATGACGAAGACAGAACTACTACAGCAGGTCGAGCGACTCGAGTGGGCGCTCCGTCAGATCCGCACTCAGTGCGCCAAGATGGAGGTCTACATGGAGAACCTCGCGACGCCGTACGACTACAAGACACACCCCGTCGAGCAAAGCCCGTACTACATCTTGGGCGCGGTCGGGAATGTCGCCGAGTACATCGACGGTCTCGCCCAGCGCGCAATCGAAGAAGTCGAGGCACTGGTATGAGTTTCATCGTCACAGTCACCACGCGCAAGCGCACTGAAGACTCGTTTGACGTCTTTCTCAAGTACCTGAACGATGACCCCATCATCGCGGGTACGGTCGTCGATCGGCGCGACACGCGCACGTTCGACACGGCCTTCTGGGTCTACCCGGCGGACATGGGCACCGTGCTCACGACCTGTGACACGAAGTGGGAAGCCGTCCGCGCGCTCGCACGGCGCGCCTCGGTTCGGTACTTCGACGACGCGGCGCTCGTCTACGGCAAGCGCCAGTGGAGGGCAGTTCGATGAGGTACATCGTTGAGCTGCGCGGTGTGCACTTTGGCCCGTTCGAGACTCTTGAAGAGGCTCGAGCGTGGGCCAAGGGCTACGGCACGATTCTCGCCTTGATGCCGGCGGCGAAGCCAGCCGTAGAGGTGCAGCACGCCACCGACCGAGAGCTGGGTGAGTTTCTAAAAGCGTTATAATAGAATCACCGGCAGCCGCCGGTACCTACCGAAAGGACAACCGCAATGCCCGCACCAACCCGCCGCACCGTCGTCAACAAGATGGTCATCGACACCACCGCAGAGGGTCGCTACTACGCGATTCACATCTGGCGCAAGCGCAAGGTCACCCTGATGGGTCCGAACTTCGCCGGGTTCGATACCTACGAGGCAGCCGAGGCCGCGGCCAACGCCCACGGCTTCTGGGCCTGCCCCTGCGAAGGCTGACCAAAGTCACGCCGGTCCCGGGGCTTCGCCCCGGGCCGGCAGTTTCTAAAAGTGTTATAATGGAATCACCAACCACAACCGAAAGGACAAACCAAGCAATGGATACCTACACCTTCCGCCTCGGCGGAGCAAAAGTCTCACTGCGCGAGCGCCAGTGGGGTCGACACACGAAGAGCAGCGAGTTCAACGCGGCTCCGCGCCTGTACGTCGACGTCGAGGACGAGACCATTCTCGACAACCTGGCCAACCGCACGCGCCGGCCGTACAACATCTACAAGACCGCAATCTGGTCTTCGCAACTCGGCCAGGTGTTCGACCTCGGCAAGTTGCAGTGGTCACAGTACGCAGGGTGCTCTTGCCCGTGCTCACCGGGATTCATCCTCCCGAAGCAGCAGGTCAGCATCGGCGGCAAGACCTGGAGCAGGTTCGACGCCTGGGTCGAGTTCAAGGACCTCAGCCACATCGACGAGCGCAAGGCGCCAAGGCTGGTGCTGGCGTGAAGCGCGTCATCGACTACACACTCTCAACCGGTGACTGGGTCATCCGCGTTGCGAATGACGACGTCAAACTCTCGTCCGGCGAGGTCGACGCGGCGGTCATCACCTGCGACATCACGGCGTGGGACGACAAGCGGATTGACGACTTCATCCGGCAGGACAAGGAGGCGCAGATCTTCGACCTCGAGTGTCTCGAGTTCGAGGTCTTCAGCCGCGAGTGGTGCGCACGCAGAGACGCGAGGCTCTTGTGAAGGTCTCAGCGCACGACCGCGACAGGCTGCTCTTCGCGATTGCGCCTCTCGACACGGAGGAGCGCCGCGATCGGTACCGCGGTGGCGACTACACGCGGGTGAACGAGTTCGTTGACCTCGACAAGAGGTACCGCTGGGACCTGTTCTGGGAGGTAGCCACCGAGTTCGAGTGGCGTGACGACGGCACCGAGGGGTACCGCGACTCGCACATCGACACGGCGCTGCGCAGCATCGTGCCGCCGCTCAATGAAGGCCTGTACTTCGACCCGTTGTGCTACATCGAGGACGGCGACTCGCAGCCGGTGCGTTTCTAAAAGCGTTATAATAGAATCATCAACCGGGCGCAAGCCCACGACGAAAGGACACAACAATGGGAGACCGAGCAGCGTTCGGTTTCAAGAACACCAAGGAAGGCCCGACCCTGTGGCTCTACTCGCACTGGGGCGGCTCGAGCCAGTTCAAGGACCTGGCCGAGGCAATCTCAAAGGCTCGCCCGCGCTGGGACCAGCCCGACTACGCGACACGCATCTGCATCTCGCGCATCATCGGAGACCAGTGGGCGTCAGAGACCGGGTACGGTATCGAGGTCGGCGAGACCTGCGGCATCATGCTCGACTGGGTTCAGTCTGCGGTCGTCGACTGGGAGCGCAAGCAGGTTGTCATTGTCAACGACATCGGCGTGCCGATCGGCGAGCCGTTCGACTTCGACACCTTCATCGCTCTCGCGGACGCGCTTGAGTACGGCGAGTACTTCATCACCGCGTAGGTCGGTTGGTCAGGCGGGGCCCGGGTTCGGTTGCCCGGGTCTCGCCGCAGCCGCTGTTTCTAAAAGTGTTATAATAGAACTATCAACCAAGGGCACCAGCCCGGAGAGGAATACGAAATGACAACCATCGGTACACCGGTCAATGTGGCCGTTGACAACAAAGAGGTCACCGTCCTCTTTGATGCCGGCGACTACAGCACCAGCATCACGTTCGACTGCCGCACCAAGGCGGAGGTCCGCGAGTGCCTCGACATGTGGACTGCGCTCATCCACCAGGCGACTGAGATGAGCCCAGACCTGGAAGACTACTCCGAGGAGGATGACGACCAATGACAGTCTCAAGGGCGCTGTGCGACAGCATCACGGAAGAGATTCTCGCGGCCGCGAAGGCTGTACTCGCCAAGCATGGACTCGAGTTGTCAAAGTCTCGAGCAGGCTACGGCGACATCTACTCACTCAAGGTTGAGGCGAATGCCGTGGCACGTGGCGAGAACGGAGTCAACATGGCGTCAGAGTACGCGGTTGACTACAAGCGCTTTGCTGCGTCATACGGCCTCAAGCCTGACCTACTCGGCAAGAAGTTTACGAGCCGCGGGACAGAGTATGCCTTTGCCGGCATCGCGTCAAGCCGCCGCAAGTATCCAATCGCTGCGCTCAACCTGGTGGAGGACAAGATGTACTTCTTTACCTCTTCGATTGTCCCGGCGGTGAACGCATGACGAACCTCCGCTGGATGTCAAGGGCCGCGTGTGTCGGTCACGGTGAACTCTTCTTTGATGACTTGAAGAAGAGTAACGTCGCGAAAGCGCGAAAGATCTGCGCCTCGTGCCCGGTGCTCGAGGAGTGCCGGGCCTTCGCGATACCGCGTGAGGACGAGTACGGCGTGTGGGGCGGCCTCACGGCCAACCAGCGCAGGCTCATCCGTCGCGGGCGACTCAAGGTCGAGTCCATCGTGCTGAGGTGACATGAAGACAGCAGCAGCACAGCGCAAGCAGATGCACAGACTCGCGAAGTCAATCGTCCGTGAGGCCGAGGAACGCTACCCAGACGACGTGTATGACGCGGTCTCGCGTATGCTCGATGGCGCGAAGCACGACATCGGCATCACGAGCGAGATGTACGCAGACCTCGAGAGGTACCTAGCCGTGGAAGGGTACCTCTAGGTCATCCCGGGATTCGCTAAGCGACGCGGTATAGTTACCAACAACGACAACAAGGAGTCATATGACAAACAACGACAACCACTCAATCAAGTTCGAGATGCCGATCGAGGCGCTCGAGGCCGTGCAGTGTGCGGTCACGCTGTACCAGGCGATGTTGCTCGAGATCCCGCCGGACGAGCGCACTGAAGAGAACAACGACCACTTCGACATCCTCGTCGGGTTGTCCGATGCGTTCGACCACATCATCACCGAGCGTGAAGTCTCGAGTGGAATGTCGAGTCTCATGAGCGGCCTCACCGCGATGCTCGAGAAGCAGGGAGGCAAGTGACATGCGGTTCGAGGTCGACATCACAAACACAGCCGCCGCGATTACCTGGGCGGTGGTCACCTTTCTCATCCTGGGAATGAAGTACAGTAGTCGAAAGCGACAGTGACTACTCGGTGTTGTTTCTAAAAGTGTTATAATAGAATCAACACCAACAACCTAGGAGGTTCAGCATGGCAGAAGAAACCGAGCCGGAGACGACTGAAGAGTCGACCGAGGCCGTCAAAGAAAAGAAGCCCAAGGTCAGCGTGAAGTGGGAGTGCCCCAAGTGTGGGCAGGGAATAGTCCTGCACTTCAAGGCGAAGTACCCGCCGACCTGCGGCTCAAAGAGGCACAGCACGACCGGAGTCGTCGTGATGGAGCAGAAGAAGTAAGGTCGCACTGCCATGCGAGTGGCGCCGGCACCGACAACCCATGCCCAGAGAGGCGGGGCCGGTGCCGGTGCTTCGCATTGCGCCCGATTCTAAAAGTGTTATAATAGACTCAACAACCTCAACCGAAGGGACAACTTACATGGCAACAGCGCAGGTATCAGACAAGATGCTCGACCTCACCGGCACCGTCCGAAAGCTCGGCATCGACAAGGTAGCAGAGAAGTCCGGAGTGAAGAAGTCACAGGTCAAGAAGTTCTGTGACAACCCGCTCCAGTCGAAGAACTCCGACATCGCAAAGATCCAGAACGCGGTCAAGGTGATGCTCATCGAGAACCCACTGCCGGCAGACGAATGACGACGCTTGTCGCTATCCAAGGCCCGCGGTGGGTCGTGGTCGGCGCCGACTCGCGCGTCACCGAGGAGTACGGACGTACCTACACGCTCGCGAAGGCAGGAAGCAAGGTCACAAGGAATCGCAAGTACCTGCTCGGCGCCGCCGGCGATGTGCGGGCGATCAACCTACTCGCGTACGCATTCACTCCGCCGGACGCGCAGTCATACGTCGAGGCAAAGCTCGATCGGTTCATCACGCGCGACTTCGTTCCGGCACTGCGGTCGTGCTTCGAGAAGAACGGGTACGGCGAGGTACGCAACTCGGAGACGGGCTCGGCCGAGGCCGGCTCGGAGATCTTGGTCGTCGTCAACGGCGCTGCCTACACCATCGGGCAAGACTACTCATGGGCACGGGACTCGACCGGGCTATACGGGCTCGGCTCGGGAGGAGACTTTGCTGTCGGCGCGCTACACGCCATGCTGCCTGACGGGACCGACGACATCGAGCAAGCGCGCGAAGCAGCCAAGAAGGCTCTGCACGTCGCGGCACGCCTCGACTCCGGGACGGGCCAACCGTTTAGCTACTTCACGCAGCACCGCCCGGTGTGACGCACAGGCACGCTAGGCACGCGCCGTGCAGACGGGCACAGGCACGCTAGGCACGCGCCGTGCAGACGGGCCTGTTTCTATAAGTGTTATAATGGACTCAACAACCCGAAAGGACACAAGACATGAGACCAAACGAGAAACTGATCAAGATCGCCGACGACATCGTCGCGACCGCGAACGCTGAGTACGCAGGCGACCAAGAGGCGACCGAGGCCCTGGTCGACGCGTACGCGTCCGCCGAAGGCCTGAGCGCGCTCGAGAAGGCCGTCGTCGAAACACTCGTCTTCGCTCGCTCGTAGGCCGAGGTCGACATCGACCTCGACTCCATCTATGGCGACCATCGAAGCCTGCGTGGTTTCTACAAGTGTTATAATGGAATCACCGGCGCAAAGGGCGCCGGTACAACCGAAGGGACACAATGATGGAATGGAAGTTTATCGACGACATCGACCTACCGTGGGACGACACGTCCGACACGTGGCCGCAAATGCTGGAAAAGTTGACCAGGGTTTGCCCGTCGGCGTTCGTGCAGTTATGGAAGTTTGAAGGAAGCGGCGGCGGCTGGCCGCAAGGCCGAGTCATCATTCACTCAAAAGATCTCCCGGCGTTCGCGGAGTTCTTCGGGTACAGCGACGACTACGACTTCTTCCTCAAACTCACCGACGACCTTCCGTCAACAATCGAATAACAATCGAATAAGGAATCGACCCGGGCGAGGGCGTTCGCGCCTCGCCCGGTCGGTTTCTATAAGTGTTATAATGGATTCCAGCGGCGCACCCGCGTCGCCCAACCGAAGGGACAACATCAATGAAAATGCGCTTTATGGGCCCGGTGGCCTGGGGCGGCTCGGATGACAACGAGACGCTCAAGGACGTGCTGGCCGACCTGCGTGACGCGGCACCGTCTGTGCGGTGGAAAAAGACGAAGTACACGACAGGCGGCTGGCCCGTGTACGAGTTCACCATCGACGTGGAAGACCTCGAAGCGGTCGCGTACCACTGGAACCTCGACACCGAGGACCTCGGGGCGGTCGCGGTCTAGGTCGACGCGGTGGCCGGCGGCGCACATGGCGCCTCCGGCCACCGCCGGCTACTTTCTAAAAGTGTTATAATGGATACCAGCGGCACAAAGGGTGCCGCGACAACAACCGAAAGGACAGCAATGACCACAATCACCACCACCACGACCGTCGTGTCTTCCGAGCACGTCGCGGTCCTCGACCCGAGCGCCGAGGCGCTGATCGTCGAGTTCAACGAGGCGAAGGCGGCCATCAAGGCGCTCGAGGCGAAGAAGGCCGAGGCTGAGAACGCAATCCGCGCTCTCCTCCAAGGCGCGGACATCGGCGTCATCAACGGCGTGGAGCGCGTGCGGGTGAACCACCGCAACCGCAGCAACATCGACCGCGAGGCCCTCAAGGCCGCCTTCCCGGAGGCCTACGCGGCCTGCCTCACGGAGACCGCCTACACGGTCCTCCAAGCCAAGTAATCTCGACCCGGCCCGGGGGCGCGGTGCCCCCGGGCAGGGGTGGGATTCTAAAAGTGTTATAATGGACTCACCGGCACAAGCCGGCCAACCACAACGACAAAAGGACATACGCAATGACAACGACAACTCACATGCACGGTAGCACTGGCTTCGAAAGCAGTGTCCCCGGCGTCGACGTCACCGTCTGGGAGGGCCGCATCACGGTCACCTTCTCGCGCGGCGACGACTCGGTGACCTTCTACGTCGCCTCGGCTAAAGGCGAGACGGTCGAGGAGACCCTGGGCCGCGCGCTCTTGACGCTCAGCCAGCCGCAGGTCACGGTCCGCTCGGTCGCGGCCAACTAGGTCGGTTGGGGACGGCCGGGGCGAGAATAAAGCGGGCAGAATACACGCACCGCGACCTCGCCCTGGTCGTCCTTATCGCCCCGGCGCGGAACGCGCCAACCACTTTCTAAAAGTGTTATAATAGAATCACCAGCACAAACCGGTGCTGGTACAACCGAAGGGACACAGCGATGGAAAAGCGAATCATCCTCACCAAGGGAAGCGACCACGGCCCAATGGGCCGCGGCCAGGCAGGCAAGCAGAAAGTCTACGAGATTCTCGTGAGCGAGAACACCGTGACCTTCTCTTGGGGCATGGCCGAAAAGGTGCGCCGCCAGGTCAGCCGAGTCACCTTCTCCAGCAGCCAGGCCGCCATGGCCGCCGCCGCTGAGAAGAAGTGGGCCAAGGTGGACCGCGGGTACCGGGTCATCCTGGAGGCCTAAGAGCCAGGCGCGGCGGCCGCGGGGCGCAAGCCCCGGGCCGCCAAGCGCCACTTTCTAAAAGTGTTATAATGGAATCACCGGCGCAAAGGGCGCCGGTACAACCGAAGGGACAACAACGAATGAAAGTCAACACGCACGCCGTGCTTGAGAACTACGTCAACACGAATGGCTACAATGCTAGGTCAACCGTGGAGCTCCTGGTCAACACTGACAAGGGCCTCTTCAAGGTGGTCACTGAAGTCCGTGCGGGCGTGGATGACCACGAGGCGTATGTCCTCCGCTGGTCAGATGCCGGCTTCCGCCCGGTGGTAGCCTTCCGCCTTGCGGACCTCACGCAGGCCACCTACCGCTCAGAGGACAAGCAAGCCGAGCTCAGCAATGCAGCCTGGACCGCTCTTGAGCGCGTGCAGGCCCTGAACTTCACCGCCTGAGGCTACCAAGGCCGCCGCGCCGGGCACAAGCCCGGCCGGCAGCCGCGGTACCCAGTTCTAAAAGTGTTATAATAGACTCATGACCAAACCAAGCACAAAGTGGAACAAAGAAGACCGCCAAGCCTTCGCGGATCGGAATGTCCTCAAGGCCCAGACGATTCCCAACAAGAAGCGGGAGGCCAGCCGTAAGGCGTGCCGCCGCGGGAACTGGGACTGACGATGAACGCGGACCAGACCCGACTGCACGAGCTGCTCGCTCGCATGGATCTCCCTGCGGGTCGTCTCGAGCCGATCGACAAGAAGTGGCTGCTGCGCAACATCGGCATCAAGAACTGGAAGCACCCGGACCTCGCCGAGGCCATCAAGCTTCTAAAAGCGTTATAATAGACTCATGACCACCATCAACATCAAGCAACTAGCAAGCGACGCACTTGAGGACCTGGCCGCGGACTTCCCCGACTTCGGCTCCGAACACGTCGAAGAAGTGATCAGCAACATCGTCGCCGCGGAGGGCCTCAACGCCCGGCAGCAGCGCGAGCTCAGCGAGGCGTTCGCCGACCTGGGTTTCTAAAAGTGTTATAATAGACTTGCCGGCGTCTGCCGGCACTAACCGAAGGGACGAACAACATGGAAACGAACTGGATGCAGTGGCCGCAGGCCGCGGTCTACGTCGGCGACAGGCAGATCACTCTCTGGGTCGGGCGCGATGCGGCCGGCAGGGTCGTGGTCATCAAGCGCCACGGCGGCGAAGAGAACGCGGTGAGCGGTGAGGGCTTTGACGACCTCGCCGACGCGCAGGTCTGGGTCCTCCGCAAGACGCGGAGCCTCAACCTCGCCGAGTGGATCGCGCTCGCGGTATGAAGCAAGCGCGATCGAGAAACGGCCGGTTCAAGGCCAAGCCGAAGGTCTGCCAGACCTGCGAGACGCATAGGGCTACTGTCCTCTGCGGCTTCGCCGGGTACCTTGGCGCATTCTTCGTCTGTGACGACTGTGAGGCCGCCGGCGTCGCTCCAAAGTGGGCGATGCGAAGAAGGGCCTAGGCTTCTAAAGGTGTTATAATGGAATCACCGGCACGAGCCGACCTAACCGAAAGGACAAACGACATGGCAATGACAGACGAACAACTTAGCCTCGAGCAGATAAACAAGGGCGCGTACCGCGGGTACATGATCTTTGGCAACATCGTCGAGCTTTGGTTCTCGAGCCCGACAGGCGACTCGACCGACACCGTGCGGTTCGAGATGCACTGCACCAGCCCGGAGCAGGCGCACGACATCGCCGCGATGCACCAGCGTGTCTGGGGACACTGCTGAGCGCCGCGGCGGTGCGGGCGTGTGACTCGTGCGGAGTCGTACACGAGTGCGACTCCGTCAACGAGCACCTGATCTCTCGCGGGCTCGTCGTCCCGTTCAGGGACATGGGCTACTACGGCGGCTTCGTTGACGACGCGCCGTGGGAGCCGTGGGGCGAGGATGAGGCGTTCAACATCTGTGAGGTGTGCGTTCGCGCTCTGCTGCGCGCGCTTCCGGGACTCGCGCGGAAGGTCGCCGACCGGTACCCAGACGAGACGTTTCTAAAGACGTTATAATAGACTCATGCGAAGAGACAAGAAACGATACCTTCCGCCGCTGAAGGCGGCCGACATGCGGCTGTGGTCTCCGCCAGGGCTGCTTACATTGGCGTTCCCGGCGCCGGCAGGCCGCGGGACAAAGATTGATGGCACCCCGCTGGGGACAGTGCCTGTTGCCACCAAAGAGCGTGAAGAAGAGTCTGCGCTGCGCTACGTCTTGGTCCGAAGACGCGACCAGAAGGCGTGGTGCGGTCCGTGGGCCTACGGAGGCGAAAGGTTCTCATCTAACCCAGACTATTGGCATGTGTATCGCGACCGTGACGCGGCCGAGTCCGCGCTCGCGCTGTCGACGTTCAAGTTCGCGGTCACAGTCGAGGAGTTCGATGATAACCGCGGTGACTTCTAAAAGTGGTATAATAGACTCATGACCAAACTTGACGAAGCCATCCAAGAAGTGAATGACGCAATCGACGACGCGGTGGACGACTATCCGGATGTGTCCGGTGACGACATCGTCCGTGAGGTCGTCGCCGGTGTCGCGGCGACCCTTGACAAGGTGACGGCCGCCGAACTGCGCCGGAGGTTCGGACTCGTCTGAGACGAGACCACTTCTACAAGTGTTATAATAGACTTGTCGGCAACCGCCGGCACTAACCGAAAGGACATACGCAATGACATCCACCTACCTCGACTCGATGAACCTCGAGTTGACCGAAGACGGCATGCTTCCGCACACCCGTGCGGCGACCGGCGAGACCGTGTGGCACGCGCCGCTCGAGGTTCCGCCGGCACCAGCCGGAGTCGGCGAGGACGCCTGGCAGTCCCTGCACAAGGGCTTCACGGCGACCTACGTGAACTACCGGTTCTACGTCGGCGACAAGCAGATGTCGGTGTTCGAGATGACCGAGGCCGAGCGCATCGAGTGGTGCGCGGAAGCCGCGGCCGAGTGGGCAGCCGACGAGGCCCGAGAGGGCACCCGGCAGTCCGATCGCGACCGCGACGCGGAAGCCCTCTACTACTCGGGCTACGGGGACCGCGTCGGCCTCGACCCGTTCGCCTACGACAGCCAGGGCAACGACACCGGGCTCCGGACGAGCGACTTCATCTGACCGGACACGCGGGCCCGGGGCGCAAGCCCCGGGCGCACCGGTACTTTCTACAGGTGTTATAATAGACTCATGGAACCTACCACCACAGCCCCGGCCGCGAAGCAGGTCGCGGGCTCAGACACATACCTCCAGGCCGGATACTCGTCATTCGCGAGGTACGGTGCGAGGATCATCTGGCATGACGGCACCACGACGTGCTGCGGCCACAGCCACAAGACCGACGCGCTCGCGCAAAAGTGCCTGGCCGAGTGGCTCGAAGAACTTGCCGCCGATGAGTTCTAAAAGTGGTATAATAGACTCATGATCTACAGCATCCTCAAAGCACGCAAGGTCTACCGGTTCACCCGGGGCACCGCGCGGCGCGCACAGCGTCCGCGCCGGAGCCGGAGCCGCTGGTGAGCCCGAAGCAGCGCGAGCTGCTCGAGCGACTCGCGGTCGAGCGCCGGGTACCGGTACGGTACCGCGGACTGATCGACGAGGCCCTCTGGGGGTTCAGAGACCTCTCCCCCGGGGCAACCGCGGGCCTGATCGGCATGCTGCTGAAGGCGCCGCGCAAGTAGGCGCCGGCAACTTCTATAGGTGCTATAATAGAATCATCAACCGGAGGCGCAAGCCTCCCCGAGACAAAGGGACAACATGAACATGAAGAAGAAAGCACGCACGGTCGAAGAGATCACAGCACGCATCGCAAAGGTGCAGGCCGAGATCACCGAGCGTCGCGCAGAGCTCGTTGAGCTCGCGACGGCACTCGACGACGCAAGCGTCGACATCCAGGCGGTCTTGCGGGACCTCAAGGCGGACAAGATCGAGCCGACCTCGATCTTCGACCGCTGATGCGGCGCGCAAAGGCGCTGGCACTCGTCGGAGCCTTGGCCGTGGGAGGACTTCTCGCGGTCGAGGTCTTCACGCCGGACTACTCGTGCGATGGTACGGTAGTCATCGTGCAGGAAGGCGACACGCTCTCGCGCATCGCCGAACAACACTGCACCGGCGACGTGCGGGCTGCAGTCGAAGCGCTCGTTGACAGGTACGGAGCAGACATCCGACCGACACAGGAGGTCAGGTTGCCATGACGAGAGACATGAGCGTGTTCGATGACATCGAGCGCCAGGCTCAGATCTTCAACGCGGTCCTCTACGTCGAGCGCAACGCGGCCCGGCGCAAGGCGCGCAGGGCGACGCTGCTGTCGGGTGTCGGCCTCACGGTCGGAGTCTGGAGTACGGTCGCCATGGAGCTGTGGCTGACGTCTTGGCCCGCGCCGCTGCTCGTGCTTCCGCTGGTGCTCGGGTTCTGCGGCTACATCGCGGCGCGTAGGTACAGCCTGTCTGTCGTCGAAGAGCACTCAATCACCGACCCAGCACCACTACTCGGGGTAGTTCGATCTTCCTCGGAAATGCAGTAGTGGTGGTTATAATAGACTACATGGACTCGAGCACCAACCTGCTCGAAGAGTCACGCGGGTTATTCGCCCGGGCGCGTGAAACTCTGTCGACGATGTCGACGCAACAGGGCGAGCAAGTACAAACTACAGCACAGACACAGGAGAAACAAATGTCAACATTCAACGACGCGTCGTCGCTATCGACGCCGCAATCACCCGAGCTGACGCCGCAAGTTGCGGGCCAGCTTTACAACGAAGGCAAGACGGTGATCGAGGTCGCACGTCAGTACGGGACGACCTACAGCAAGGTCCGCAAGTTGCTCGCAACTGCCGGAGTCGAGATCCGAAACCCGTCGGCGCGCCTCAAGGGACGCACGCGCACAAAGGCGAGCGAGTAGTGCGCATCGTGTGGTCCGCCGTCGCGGCGGCGTGCTGCGGTTTAGTCGCAGTCATCGCCGCAGCGGCCGGCGGTCCGCAGGAGTTGGTTCTCGCGATCGGGCTGGGCGGCGTCATCGCCGCGCTACTCAACCTTCAGAACTAACGTAGAATAGCGGAGGAAACATGGAAGCAGAAGTCTACAAGCTCACGGTCCCAAGGCCAGGTCGCGAACCGATCGTTGCCTACGTGCTGCCACGACTCAAGCACCATGCCGTCAAAGCGATGCGCGAGGAGTACGGTCAGGTCGACGTCACGCCGATGTCGATGGCCGACCTCCCCGCCGGCGTCTCGTTTCCAGCAGAGACCGAACAGTAATCACGCGGTGCACATCACGCCGTGCGCAATCAAAACGACAAAACGACAAACAAGGAGACAACACAATGTGGCTATTTACTCAACGCGGTTTCATCAGCGCGGTACAAAGCAGCGAGGACAACGACAAGATACTCGTCCGAGCGCGCGACAAGAAAGCTCTCGAGTTCATTTCAGAACTCTATGACCTCGAGGTCTTGCGGACTCCGGACAACGACTATCCCTACAGGGTCATCGCAACGCGAGAACAGTTCACGAACTTCCTCGCGACCGAGGCCGAGATGCTCGATTACTCGAACTACAAAAGCCGACTCGAGGTCACGCGCGGCAATGAGTACTATTACGCCGCGTCGCACGTCTGGCACACGATGCACGAGGTCGAGGACGCGGACGCGCGGTCGATGGGAGCAAAGTGATGTTGCCCATGCCGGTCGCTCGCGCGCTCTGCCTGGCGATAACAGCGGTTGCTGGAGTCGTCGCGCCGTTCACGCCAAGCGGCGTGGAGCCGGCAGAGATTCGACTTGTGACGACTACAGCAGTCGCGGTCGAGGTAGCGACAACCGCGCCGCCGGTAGTCGCCACGGCAGCGACTACCGCGGTCACTGAACGGTCTCCGGCTGAAGTTGAGCGCTCGAGGCGCTGTCCCGAGTTCGAGGCGCTGTTCGAGGCATACGGGCTAGAACCCATCGGCACTTTTTCGTTCATTGCGTGGCGTGAGACACGTTGCGACCCGACGAAGGTCAACGCAGAGTTCGGACCTGACGGAAAGCCGACCAAGACACTGAACCGTGACGGTTCTTACGACGTCGGACTGCTCCAGATCAATTCGACATGGAAGACCGTGACGCACGAGGTGTGCGGGACGCCTTGGGGGCAGATGTTCGCGCTCGTCGACCTCGACTGCAACCTCAAGGTCGCACGATACCTCCTCGACAACGGCGGACTCGGCCATTGGGCGCTGTGACACGGAAAAAGCCGAAGCGCAAGCGCGCTCCGGCAAAAAGTAAGTTGAAGTATGATTGCATGGTGTGCGGGGCGCTGTTCGCGACTCCGATAGAGCACATGACTCATTACACGACTGAGCACGATGCGCACCGACCGCGAGTCCCCGGGCGTCCGGGTCGCGGAGTGCTCTTTCGAACAGCCTCGTGTTGGCGCTGCGGTAGCGAGATTCGACGCAATGACGCCGGTCGCTACACGTGCAGTTGTGGGTTCACGTTGCCCGAGCGCAGGTAGGCCGGGGCTGCTGCCCCGGCCCCCGCGATGTTCGATTAGGCGTTGAGCAGGACGCGGTATCCGCGGTCGGCCTTTGCGGCGACCTTCGCGTTCGCTTCGGCCAGGGCCTCTTGGTGGCTGCGGCAGGTGATGCGCTTCGTTTGGCGCTGAACCTTCTCCGCCATGCCCCACGAGAAAGTGACCGTGTTGCCGGTGACGAGAATCTCGTACACCTTCTGCTTGCCCGCCTGGCCTCGGCCCATCGGACCGATGTCGCTCGTGCGCGCCATGATGATTCTTTTCTCCATGTCATTCGTCCCTTCGGTTGTCGCGGCGCCTTGTGCGCCGCTGGAGACCAATATAACACTTTTAGAAACGACGCGGCCCGATCGGCGATCGGCGGATCGGGAGGCTTCTATAAGTCGTATAATAGACTCGTTGGCACGCAGGGTGCCGACTCAACCGAAAGGACACCATGACTACCACGACCACCCGCAAGGGAGAGGTCCTCGTCGCGGTCGACGCACTCGTCGACTTCATGAACGAGGCCAACGTCGCGCACCACGCGGCGAACTACCCGATGTTGAAGCCCGAGGTCTTCTTCGTCGATGGCGGACGTAAGTACATTCGAATCGCCGTGTCGCCGTCAGGCGCACGCGGCGGCGCGAGCGTTCACTGCTTCGTCGACGCGGAGACCGGCGACGTCTACAAGTCAGCGGGATGGAAGCGACCCGCCCTCAACGGCGCGCGCTACAACATCCTCGACGCGGGCTCACTCGCCGACCTCAAGTCGAAGTGGGATCCCTACACGGGCTACCTCTACAAGCGCTGACGCGACGCGGCCCGGGGCGAAAGCCCCGGGCGCACGCGGCTCGCCGATCGCGGCTCGCCGATCGCGCCGATCACGCGGTGCTTTCTACAACCTGTTATAATAGACTCCAGCGGCACCCGCCGCACCAACCACCGAAAGGACCCCAATGACAACCACCACCTTCCCCGCGAGCGATAAGCAGCGCGGGTTCATCGCGAGCCTGCTCGCGGAGCGCGCCGTCGACCCGGCGTACCGCGCCGCGACCGAGCAGGCGCTCGCCCACGACACGCTCAGCAGCAAGGCGGCCAGCGGCGTCATCACCACGCTGCTCGCGCTTCCGCGCAACTCCGCGGTGAAGACCGGCGGCGGCAGCGGCCTTCGCGAGGTGCTCGCGTCGATTCCCAAGTCCCGGTACGCGGTGAGCGTCACGGACCTCACCGGCACCTCGGTGACGACGAACAACGACCTCGTCTTCCTCGAGGTCCGCGAGTACCGCGGCACCCTGTACATGCGCCAACTGCACGGCGCGCCCGGCGGCTTCACGCGCTCCAAGTTCACCGTGCAACAGGTCAAGGACCTCGTCAGCATCATCGCGGCGGACCCGTACAAGTACGCTCGCGCATTCGGCGAGCACTACGCGTGCTGCGGTTCATGCGGCGCGGAGTTGACCGACGAGCGCTCGCGCGAACTTCAACTCGGGCCTGAGTGCCGGAAAAAGTTCGGGTTCTAGGTCCGAGCGACACGCCCCGGGTACGCGAGTGCCCGGGGCAAAGTTCGCCGCCGGCGCACGCGGTCGCGTAGCGTCTACTCATGCGAATTGAACGCCGCCACGATCCGACAGCCGAATATGACACGACATCGTGTCGCCACACGGCGTACCGATTCACCGTGCACCGCGACTACCTCGCGCACGTACTGCGGTGGGGTTGGGCGACGACATTCATCAACGACACCGTGAAGGTCGTTGAACCGGGCTGCGGCGCCGACTCGCCGCTGTACCACGCGCTCAAGCGGTCACGCGGATCGAACATGCGGCCGAAGTTGTATGTCGGCGCTGACCTCAACAAGATCTCCGCGCTGAAGACAAAGAAGACCGAAGGCGAGCTCGCTCGAACGATGGTCCTCTTGGAAGACTTCAACTTCGTTGAGCGCTGGCGTGAGATCAAAAAGCGGTGGGGAGCTTCGTTCGACCTCGCGGTCTCGTTCGAGGTCATCGAACACATGACCGAGCCGCTCGGCGACGCGTACCTGTCCGCGACTCACGCGCTGCTTGGTCCGAAAGGCCGACTCATCATCTCGACTCCGGTCTTCAACGGCTCAGCGGCGAAGAACCACGTCCGCGAGTACACGGTCGCCGAACTTCACGACAAACTTTCATCGTGCGGGTTCGAGGTCGTCGATCGCTTCGGCACGTTTGCGTCGTGGCCCGACGTGAAGCGAGGAATCAAAGAAACGATGTCGCCTGACGACGCTCGAGTGCTGTTGCGGGCGTTTGAGCGCGCTCGAGAGTTCTACGGCGCCGAGGTGATGGCCTGCTTCACCGCTCCGCTCCTTCCCGACCACTCGCGCAACAACGCGTGGGTCGCGGTGAAGAAAGCGAAGCGCAAGCCGCGTCGCGGGTAGAATAATCACAATGGGCAAGAGTTTGATGGAGCAGATCGCGATGCTGCCCGCCGAAGAGCGCGACGCTGTGATGCGCGGTATCGATTCCGAGGTGCTGATGTGGGATTGGCGCTCGTGGGCGCGCCCAGAGCAATTGCCTCCCGGCGGTGACGACTGGGCGATCTGGCTCTATCTCGCTGGCCGCGGCGCCGGCAAGACGCGAAGCGCTGCGGAGTGGATTCGTGAAAAAGCGAAAGATACATCGAAAGGTCAGCTGCGTTTTGCGCTGGTCGCGCGAACCGCCGCGGACGTCCGTGACGTCATCGTTGAAGGCGAGTCGGGAATCATAAACGTCACGCCGCCGAGCGAGCGACCACTTTACGAGCCGTCGAAACGACGACTCACTTGGCCGAACGGCAACACGGCGACCTGCTTCACCGCCGACGAACCTGACGGTCTTCGCGGTCCGCAGTTTCATTATGCGTGGGCTGACGAGATCGCCGCGTGGCGACAGTCGCCTGACGCTGCGGGTATGACGTCATGGGACAACCTCCGCGTCGGCACGCGCCTTGGGACAGCACCTCAGATCATTGCGACCACTACTCCGAAACGCGTACCCGTCCTCTACAACCTCATCAACGAATCACAACGCACCGGGCGCGTCGTCATCTCACGCGGGTCGACTCTCGACAACGCGGGCAACCTTTCTGACACGTACCTCGAAGCGATCACCGGCGTCTATGCGGGTACGCGACTCGCGGCGCAAGAGTTGTACGGCGAGATGTTGAGCGATGTCGAAGGCGCGCTGTGGGTGATGGATTTGATCGATCGCGGCCGGCAGACCGTCGCGCCACTCGGCGCACCGCTGCGCATCGTCGGAGTTGACCCGTCAGTCGCGGAGAACCCGAGAGACGAGTGCGGTATCGTCGTGTGCGCGTCGACAGGCGAGCGCGATTTGTACAAGCGACAGGCGTGGGTGCTTGAAGACGCGACGATCCACGGCTCGCCGGAGGTGTGGGCAAACACAGTCGTTGCGATGGCGCGCAAGTGGGGATGTCCGGTCGTCGCTGAAGTGAACCAAGGTGGCGCGCTCGTTCGCAACGCGATCCAAACGATCGACCCACGCGTGAAGGTACTTGAGGTTCACTCGAAGCACGGTAAGGCGCTTCGCGCTGAGCCGGTCGTCCTTGCGTACGAACAGTCACGCGTTCACCACATCAACTACCTTGCGGACCTCGAATCGCAAATGTGCGCGTGGATTCCAGGCGAGGGGAAGTCGCCTGACAGAGTCGACGCGCTCGTTCACGCACTCACCGCGCTACTTATCAAACCGCCGGAAGGATTTGTTGGAGGTTCGCTGACAGCGAAGTCGGTTGCGGCGCGAAGGTTGCCCGCGTTTCGCGGTGGCAACGGAGGTGGTCGCGGCGGTCGCGTGTTCATGCCGAGAGGACAGCGTTGACACATGGCGGTGATTCGACGACCAAAAGTGAACGCGGCGCGTAATGCGGTAAGTGGTAAGGCGAAAGACGATGTGTTCTTGTCGAGGTGCGTGTATAAAAGCACCGTGACACGAAAGTCGCTTACGGTTCACCATGTTCAACGCCGCCTCATCGAACTTGGATACACGCGCGTCGTCGCGGACAAAGACGGATGGTACGGCGACGCGACGCGCAATGCAATCGCGATGTACCAAGCGACGATCGACATCGAACCCACCGGTGTGATGGACGCCGCGACATTTGAAGCGATCTTTGCGGGTGATGAAAGCGTCGTTGTCAATTTGAACTAACGCGTGCGCGCACTCGCGAACACGTCCGCGACGTGCACGCGGACCGCTCCCGCACGCGGACCGCTCCCGCACGCAACCACTACACGCCACACGCCACACGCCACACGCCACACGCCACACGCCACACGCCACACGCCACACGCCACACGCCACACGCCACACGCCACCCGCCACACGCCACCCGCCACACGCGCCAC